ATGACGTTGCCCCTGAAGAAGAACCCGTTGATATGGGAATGGAACCTGAAGGTGAATCTCACTTACCTGGTTCATTTAGATTAGTTCAGAAACTTTTAGGTAAAATGACTCAAAAAATGAGAGATTTAGCTGACGAAGATAAATTGACTGATAAAAATATAAAGTATGTTATTAATACAATTTTATCGGCAGTTGATTTGAGTAAGTTATCTCAAGACGATAAAGATGATATCATTGCGAAATTTGAAGAAGAGGATATGGAAGACATGGAAATGAACAGTGATGAGAATGATATGAACAACGAACCTTCAATTGATATGGGTGACGAAGATACTATGGACAGCGAACCTTCAATTGAAGTGGAAGAAGGTAGTTGGCCTGAATTAGCTTCAAGAACTGCAACAAACGCTGTTGGTCAGATGATGAAGAAAAGAATGGGTTATGAACCACAAAGTTCAGTTTCTGAAATTATGGATGGAATTTTTGCTGAATCTAAAGTTGATAAAATTTTAACAAAATATTTTAAAAAGAATTCTTCAGAAAACACTTTTTTAAATGAACAGAATTTAAGAAAAGAAGAAATGTTAAATTCTGAATTAGATAGATTAAGTGAAAGTCAAAAACAATTTGATGTAAGTAAGAGATTAACAGAGAATATTAAAGGTATTAAATTTATTGGTAAAACAAATAAAGGTAATTTAATATTTGAAAAAAATAATAAGCAAATTAAGGTTAATTCTGAAGGAAGAATTTATGGATAAATTAATTTTCATCAATCAATTAGGTTCTGATTATAAAGGTAACTTTATGTATGAATTTATATTTGGTGATAATGATAAATGTGAGGGAGATGATTGGGATGCTAAACCCGCTAACGGATATCCTAAACCACCTAAAATTGAATTTATAAAGAAGGTCGGAATATTAAAAAACTCAAAATTAAAATTAGAGTTAGTTCAAAATTCTGACTTTTTTAGTTTTTTTGATGCGGTTGATAAAGTAATTGCATTAGGATGGGAGATGGATGATGAAATTGATTTTGATTATACTCCAAGATTAGTTTTTCATTTTGGGATGTCCGAAAAAGAAGTTAAAGATAAACTTTATGAAAGAGATTTAATTCTTGAATTTGAAAAAAATGTAGTTTATGAAAATTAATGAAAAATTATCAGAGATTGGATTTTCTGAGGACACTATTAATAGTCTAACTGAGTCACAAGTTGACCAGTTATTATCGTTGCTTTTGGGAGAATCTAAAAAGGAAAATAAAGAAGCGACAACAAAAATTGAAACCACTAAAGTTACAGAATATCAACCTACTGAGGTCCAAACCATGATGAAACAAGGACAAGGCGTTAATGTTGATAATGGAGAGGTAACACCAACTGCAGGAGGAGGTCTTAAAGTTTTACAAAAATCAGGTAAGTCTGAAGCACCTAAAGGTAAAGTAATTAAAGATGGTGAAATGTCTGAAGGTAAGAAAAAGAAAAAATCAAAATACAATCCTTGGGCAATTTGTACATCTTCAGTTGGGAGAAAAGATATGGAAAAATATGAAAGGTGTGTGATGGATGTTAAGGAATCAATTAAAGAAGGTAAGAACCCATATGAAGTAATTCTTGAAGATAGATTTGAAAAAATCTTGTTAAATAATTTAAACGCGAGAATTACTAAAAAAGATTTTGTATCTTTGCTTGAAACAAAATCAAAAGATATGATGACAAGTGCTCCTTTAATTGCTAAACCAAGAATGAATAGACCAATCGGAAGATTGATGTTTGGTAAAGGTGAAATGTCGGAAACAGAAACTGCTCCGGCAAAACCTAAAGTGAAACCCGATACTGAAACAAGACCAAGACCATCACATCCAGGTAGAAATCCAAAACCAGGAGAAGGTCCAGCACCTGCAAAGGCAAAAGTTAAAAAAATAGAAACTAAAGAAGTGTCTAATACACAAATGCAGAGAAAGAAAGACGAATTCATGTCAGCAATTAACAAAATTTTAAAGAAATAAAAATGTCTAAAAGAAATTTAAGAGAAGCCCCAATTAGTTATCCTGAAGGATTTCCTGAAAGAATGGACCCAAGAACTGAAACAAAATTAGGTTCTCCTGAAAGTTTATATGCTAAAAACACAGCATTAAAAAGAGGAGCTGCTGATGTTGAGAGAATGGCGTCAAGACGATTTGAAAACATTATTAGAAAGGCAAGACAAGCACATGGTAAAGAATCATTAGGTTCTACTCAAGAAATTCGTGCTTTGTTTATGACAATGTTCTCCACGGTCCAACAAATTATGAGATTAGAAAGTCCTCATACACAATATCTTAAAGACTTGGCGTTAAGAGTGGCTGCTGAGAAAACAGGTATAGATAAGGATTGGTTTCAGTATGAATTATCATTAGGGAGAGAAGAAACAGATTTCTCAGCACCTAATTTTCAAATGAAACCAAAAGAAAGAAAAGAAAGGAAAAATATTCCTGATTTTGAAAAATACGGAGAACAAGCATTTGACCCTGATTTCCCAACTGAGGAAGAAGAGTTTCAACAACACGTTCAAATGAGAAATATTGCAAACGCAATTACTCAAGGTGAGGCTAAAAAAGGACATTATTATTTTGAAGACCCGACAATTAAATCTCAGTTAGATAGAAAAAGTCCACAACTTGCATCATTGTATTCAAAATTAATGACCATGTTGGATATCTCTTATTTTACTATGGAGGATTTCATTGAAATGGCGACTCAAACAGGTCAAGGTGTTGCGGGTAGTGTTAATTTAGAAGATGCCGATGAAGAAGAGGATGGTGGAGGGGAACCTGATGAGGACTCTCCTGACACAAAAATTGTTGCACAAGGAATCATTTTCCCAATTCTAGTTCACGAAATTATAAAAGGTATTGAAGAAGCTCCAACTAGAGAACAATTTAGAGATACTGAACCTGGTTATGCTAGCGATGTATATGGTCAAACTGATACATTTGAAAATGAAATTATGCAAATTCGTATTGGACCTGAAGTTGTTGACGCTCTAAGAGACGTTCTCCCTGTTGAAGCAATTGAAAATCCAAAAGTTAATCCTTGGTTTAAAAAATTATTATATTCTAAAAAACCAAAAGAATTCCTTAATTTAATGTCATTAGTAATATCAGATGACCCGAAGGATAAGAACAAGGCAAGATTGGAAATGAAAGAGATTGTAAGGGACGCGATGGATTTGTTACAACAATACCAAGATTATAAAGAGTCTCAAAACATCCAACCTGGTGATGACGATATCTCAGGTTTCTTGGATAGTTTAGGAATTGATTTAGAAGATTAAAAAAGTTATTGTCATATCTGATTATATTTATCAGATATGGCGATGACAAAAGAAGAATTAATAATTGAGTATACAAGGTGTATGAAGGATACTCCATACGCCTTGAAAACTTATCTACAAACTTACGACAATACAGTATCTCAATACGTTCCTTTAGAATTATTTCCTGACCAGGTTACGTTAATTGAAGATTATGAAAACTTTAATGAAAATATTGCATTAAAGTATCGTCAGGCTGGCGTATCTACAGTAACCGCAGCTTGGGCATCAAAAAAATTAGTATTTGCTAAAAAGAATAAACCTGAAAAGGTTCTTATTATTGCCAATAAATTAGATACTGCCGTTGAAATGGCCAACAAAGTTCGTGGTTTTACAGAACAATGGCCAAAATGGGTTGGGGTTACATTCTCAGCTGAAAAAAATTCACAAAGACACTTTAAATTAACAAATGGATGTGAGGTTAAAGCAGTTGCAACATCTACCGATGCTTTACGTGGTTATACACCAACAATATTAGTGTTTGACGAAGCTGCGTATATTGAAGCCGATGGAGATTTTTGGGCGGCTTGTATGGCGTCATTATCTACTGGAGGTAAGGTAATCGTTATCTCAACTCCAAATGGTTATGACCCAATATACTATGAAATTTTTGACCAAGCTCAAAAGGGAATGAATGATTTTAAAATCTCCCCAATGGTTTGGTACAAAGACCCAAGATATAATAAAGACTTACAATTAGTTAAATGTGATGACATTATTCATTATTTTTTAAATCGTGAGGAACATTTAAATGATGAAGTAATTGATTTTTCAGACAAAGTTAAAGACTATGTTGAAGTTAATTCTTTAATTGGTCAAGGTTATAAACCAACCTCATCTTGGTATGAAAAAATGGTTAAAAAGCTTAAGTATGATAAGCGTAAAGTTAACCAAGAGTTGGAATGTGCGTTTTTAGGTTCAGGTGATAACGTATTTGATAGTAGAATTACTGAAGATATTAGAGCTAATATGGTTAGAGAACCACAAGGTAAGATGGTTAGTGGTGGATTGTGGATATGGAAAGACCCTATTGAAGGTCATAGATATATAATGGGAGTTGACGTGAGTCGCGGGGATAGTGAGGACTATTCTACATTCCAAATTATTGATTTTGAAACAAGGGAACAAGTTGCTGAATATATTGGAAAACTTCCTCCTGATACTCTGGCAGAACTTTGTTATAAATGGGGAATGATGTATTCCGCATTTATTGTTGTGGATATTACAGGAGGTATGGGAGTTACTACATCAAGAAAGTTACAAGAGCTTGGGTATAAGAGTCTATACGTTGATGGATTAGATGCGACAAATAGATGGAAGTATGACCCAAAAATGATGGAAAGAATTCCAGGTATTAACTTTAACTCTAAACGTGTTCAGATTATTGCAGCATATGAGGAATATTTAAGACACGGATTTAAGGTTTACTCTTCAAGATTGTTGAACGAAATGAATACATTTGTTTATGTTAATGGAAGACCTGACCACCAAAAAGGACAACACGATGACTTAATTATGTCAATTGCGATGGCTTGTTATGTTGGGGAAAATTCGTTTTCATCTTTAACAAAAGTTACAGAACAGGCTAAAACTATGTTAGAATCTTGGGCAGTTGCCGAAAACGATAATGTATCAAAATCTGTAAGTCAAAACACTTATGTTCCATCATATGTTGTTGGTGGACAAAGTAACTCTATGGAGCATACGAGGGAAGATTATATGAAATACGGATGGTTGTTTGGAAGCAGAAGATGATGTATTTATAAAAAAAAGAAAGTGATTAAATTTTAATATGGAAAATAATCAAAATCAAAAACTGACAGTTTGGCAAAGGTTATCACAAACCTTTGGTCCTAATTCATTATTGGGACAAGATTACCCAACTTATAAGTTTGATAAAACGGAATTGTTAAAAACCACCTCAAAAGGTGAGTATGATTTAAATAAATTACAGGCTCAACAAACATTTTATCTTGCGAACCAATGGCAAAAGATTGAAAATAATCTTTATACCCAAGGTGTTTATTTTGAACCTACAAGATTAGCGTCATATTATGACTATGAGTCAATGGAATATACTCCTGAGATATCAACAGCGTTGGATATATATGCTGAGGAGTCAACCACGCCTGACCAAAACGGTCATACACTACAAATTTATTCTGAATCTAAAAGAATAAAAGGGGTATTAGCTGATTTATTTAACAATGCATTAGATGTTAATACAAACTTACAAATGTGGATTAGAAATGTTTGCAAGTATGGTGATAACTTTGTTTACTTACGATTAGACCCTGAAAAGGGAGTTGTAGGATGCTCTCAATTACCTAACATTGAAATTGAAAGGGTTGAAAGAGGGATGAAGGGTAAATCAAATTTAGAAAATGCTGACGTTGAGACGAGAGGATTAAGATTTTCTTGGAAGAATAAAGACATGGAGTTTAATACTTGGGAAATTGCTCACTTCAGATTATTGGGTGATGATAGGAAACTCCCATACGGAACATCTATGTTAGAAAAAGCTCGTCGTATTTGGAAACAATTATTGTTATCTGAAGATGCGATGATGATTTATAGAACATCAAGAGCTCCTGAAAGAAGGGTCTTCAAAGTCTTTGTTGGTAATATGGATGATAAAGATATTGAACCATATGTACAAAGAGTTGCAAACAAGTTTAAAAGGTCTCAAACTGTTGATAATAAAACAGGTAATGTGGATATGAGATTTAATCAAATGGCGGTTGACCAAGATTATTTCATTCCTGTTAGGGACCCAGCAGCACCGAATCCAATTGATACTTTACCTGGTGCAACAAACTTATCTGAGATTGCGGATATTGAATATATCCAAAAGAAATTATTAACAGCACTTCGTGTTCCTAAAGCATTTTTAGGATTTGAGGAAGTTGTTGGAGATGGTAAAAACTTATCATTATTAGATATTCGTTTTGCAAGAACTATCAATAGAATTCAAAAATGTGTTTTAGCGGAATTAAACAAGATTGCAATTATTCACTTATTTTTGCTAGGATTTGAGGATGAGTTAAATAATTTCACATTAACTTTAACTAACCCATCTACTCAAGCCGACCTTCTTAAAATTGATATATGGAAAGAGAAAATCACATTGTATAAAGACGCAGTTACTCCAATTGAAGGTATTGCCCCTGTATCAGTTTCTTGGGCGAAAAAGAACGTTCTTGGATTTTCTGACGAAGAAATTAAACTTGATATTCAACAACAACGAATTGAGAAGGCGGTTGCGGGTGAATTGACAGCAACCCCTGAGGTTATTAAACATACAGGGTTGTTTGACAATATTGATAAGTTATATGGAACCACAAGTGGGGCCACCGCAACACCTGAATCTGGAGGTGGAGATGTTGGAGGATTAGGTGGAGAACCCGCAGGTGCTCCGGCACCACCTGAAGAGGGACCGGCATCACCTGAACCTGCAGGCTTAACACCTGAAAGTAAAAAAGAACGAGGATTAAACATTCTTTTAGAAAATGAAGATGAGTTTTTTGATTTTGATAGGAGTTCAGAATCTATAGATGAGATTGAAAAAAAATTAAAAAAACTTTTAAATGATTAATATTTATTATTAAGATGAAAATAGGCGTTTTAAAAACAAAAATTGAAAAGTTATTGATTGAATCAATGTCAATAAACACTTTCAAAAGTGAAATCCAAACTTTTAAGAAATTAGTTTTGGAAGATAAGGATATTGCTAAAGCTTTTTACATCTATGATGTATTAGACAGAAAAAGAGGAATGTCAAAAGAAGACGCCAATTCATTAATTGATGAGTGCATTAGACAATTTGAAAAATTAAATCTAAGTTCAAAAAAACTATCTAACTTAAATAATTGGTCATCATCTATCCAAATTTCTGAAAATTCATATAAAGAAATTGATAATATTTTAGATACTAATAACATATTATTTGAAAGTATTTTAGAAACAAAAAAGAATCTAATTAAAAAAATAACTTCGGTTGAAAAAACTAAAGATGTTACCAACCTACCGTTAGAAAAAGTTTACGAGGTTGCTGAAAATACTACAAAAAATTTCTTAATGGAATTGTCAGAACAAGAATTAAAAACCTTAAACAAATATTTAACTCTATCTGAAGGAGAAATAAAAAATAAGTATTCAGTCATTTCTGAAATGACAATTGAGAAGCTTGAAGAAATTAAGGAAAACAGTGATTCTGAAACTAAAACAAAAATTGATGAGACAATTGATAGAATTAAAAACGATTCTCCTAATCAATTAAATCTCGTTAGATTAAAAAAACTATTTTCAACCCTTTAATATTTGGATTTATAAGTTTTTTCAGTTATTTTTTTAACATAAAATAAACTTAGGTTATTATGTTAATTAATGAAAAAAGGTAAAAGTGTAAAACTCACAGGATTTAAATCTTTCAAAGTGAGTTATGGGACGGTGGATTACAAAAATTTAAAATCAATTTATTTAAACATTCAAAGTTGGGTAGAACCAAAAGATTTTTTTGATAACTCGGAAAGAATAATCAATTATTTGATTAAAAAAATAAAACTAACAATATCTGAAAATATTTCATCTTCTTTATTTGAATCACATTTTATATGTGATATGGATTTGAGAGCGAGTGGAGTTATGATGGGAAAAAAATCATTCATGAATTTGGAATGTTTTTTCTATACTAAGTCAACATTTGATTTTAAGTCAAATCTAATTAAAAATGAGATGAAAAAAATTGCATCCAAAATCATATCCGAAAATTTCACAGATAGTAAGTATTTCACTTTTGAGTTGTCAAAGAAAACATCTGTTAAAGTTATCGTTTAATAGTATATTTATTTAATAAACTAAAGTTTATGAGTAACTATTCTATTATACAACCAGGCCAAGTGGGTAGAGGGATTTTGATTGAATATGATGCGGGATATATCAACCCAAGAGAACATGGAAATGCAGATATAATTAAGGAAAATAAAAATTTCTTAGATTATTCTAAACCATTTGAATTTTATGCGGTATTACAAAAATATAATACTCCAAATAGAAATGGTAGAATATATCCTGAAAAAATATTAAAGAGAGAAGCCGAGAACTACAAAAAGATGATTCAAAAGGGTGTTTCATTATCAGAATTAAATCACCCTGAATCGTCTTTAATTGATTTAGATAGAGTTGCCCACATCATTACCGATATATGGTGGGATGGTAAAATCTTAATGGGTAAATTAAGATTGTTAACCTCACCAGGTTTTCATGAAAGAGGTATCTGTTCAACTAAAGGAGATTTAGCCGCAAATTATTTAAGACAAGGTGTGACTCTTGGTATTTCTTCTCGTGGTGTGGGGTCACTTAAAAAAGTCGGGGAACAAAACGAAGTTCAAGATGATTTTGAATTAATCTGTTTTGACTTAGTATCTTCACCATCAACACCTGGAGCATATCTATTCTCAAAACCTGAAGACAGAAACAATTTTGAAGAAAATCTTGAGGAAGAAAATAAGGTAAGAGCATCAAGAACTTTATCAGGTGGAGAAGACGCCGCAAACAAATCATTAGATTTAATGAAAAAATTGTCGGCGTATCTTGATAGATAATTTTACTTGTCGTATATTTCTAAAAAAATAAATTATGGAAATGGACGAAAAATATTTTGTGGCAAAAATTCAATACGATTTGCCAGATGAGAACTCAGGTAAAATTAAAAAAGTAAGAGAAGAAAAACTTGTCAAAGGTTATAATGTAACTGATGTTGAAGCTAAAGTTACTAAAGCTTACGAATCTTTTAGTTATGATTGGAGAATTACTTCAGTGGCTGAAAGTAAAATTGATGAAATTTTTGAATAAATAAATTTCACATAAAAAAATAAATTTGGGGACTTTTGTCCCCTTTTTTTATTTTCACAAATATTTATTTGAGATAATATAATGATAAAATTAATTTTTTATCAAAAATAATATATTTATTAAGAAAAAACAAATAAAAAATGAGTGAAAAAAATTCATTAGTTGAAGAGGCAATTATCCAAATGAAAAATTTGGAAGATGTAATTGCTGAAAACGCAAAAGGAATACTCGCTTCTACAATGAAGGGAGAAATCAGCGAATTAGTAAAAGAGTCCTTAAAAGAACAAGATGAAGACGACACTGAAGAAGTTACTGTTGACGATATGACTGCAGGTGACGAAGACAACATTGATGTTAATACAGATGATGTTGAACTTGACGCCGACGTTGAGGGAATGGTAGATTTGGATGACGAATCTGAACTTGATTTTGGTGACGAAGAAGTTGTAGATATGAGAGGTAAATCTCTTTCAGACCTACAAAAGGTATTCAAAAAGATGAAACCAGAAGACGGTATCATAGTTACCCAAGATAATGGAAGTATTACTTTATCAGATGAAAATTCTGATAATGAGTACCTAATCAAACTTGGTGAGTCAACCAATAAAAAAACAAAAACTTTAAGTGAAATGAAAAAAAGCGGTCATGGAGAAGAGTTTAACTCTCAAGACGAAGTATTTGAAATGGAAGAAATGGATAACATGGAATTCTATGGAGAAGAAAATGAGTCATTAAATGAAATTTCAGACGAAGATTTGGATGAATTAATTGCATCATTAAGTAGTGATGAGGATTCATTTGATTCAGATGATGAAATGAACAATGACGACACTAACGAATTTGACTTTGATGAGTATGATGGATTTGACGAGTACAATGAGTCAGATAACATGGAAGTTGAAGGTATGGGAGAAACTATCTATGAAATTACTTTAGACGAAGAAATGGACGAGGAACTTGACGAAGAATGGTCTGAAGAAATGGACGAAGAGGACTACAACGAAGAAGAAATGACAAATGAAAGCGTTGGATTCAAACCAAAAGGTGAAGGATTTGGAAAGGCAAAATTTGACTACAAGAAAACTACAGGAGGTTTCAAGGAAGACAAGAAACAAGGAACTCGTGGAGTTGGAATGGGAAAAGGTCCAAAATTTGAATTTAAAGAAGGTGAAACTAAGACAGCTCCGGCAAAACCAAAAGTTAAGCCTGGTACTGAAACTGAGAAAAGACCTGGTAATCCTATGAGAAACCCTAATAAGGAGAATGAACCTGCACCCGCTAAGGCGAAGAAGGAAGAAACTAAAGAAGCTGCTAGAACATTAGGTAATGGTAAGAAATGGGGTAGAAATGGTTTAGATAAACCAAGAACTGCGCCACGTCATTTAGCAATTGAATCAGTTAATTCTGAGTTAGAAATGTTAAAAACTAAAAATGAAGAGTATCGTAAAGCTTTGAACGTGTTCAGAGACAAACTTAACGAAGTTGCGGTATTCAACTCAAACTTGGCTTACGCCACAAGATTGTTCACTGAACATTCAACTACTAAGCAAGAAAAAATTAACATTTTGAGACGTTTTGACGGAGCTGAAACTATCAAAGAATCCAAAACTTTGTATAAAGTAATAAAAGATGAACTTTCAAATAAAAACGAATCTCAAGTTGTGAAAGAATCTGTTGAAGTTAGAATCAATAGAACTCCAACTACAGGAGCGGTTAATTTGATTGAGTCAAAAACTTATGAGAATCCTCAATTCATGAGAATGAAGGATATCATGAACAAATTAATAAAATAAACAATAAAATAATAAAAACCAAAAAAAATGGGAGCATTATTAGAATCAGGTCTTGTTGGTAACATCGGTCTTAAGCACCTTAAAGTTATCAAAGAAGATACTATTAACAAATGGGACAAATTAGGGTTCCTAGAAGGTCTTAAAGGCCACCTAAAAGAAAATGTTGCACAATTGTATGAAAACCAAGCGTCACATTTGATTAACGAAGCATCGTCTACAGATTCATCAGGTTCTTTTGAAACTGTTGTATTCCCTATCGTAAGACGTGTATTCTCTAAATTGTTAGCTAACGATATCGTATCTGTACAAGCTATGAACTTACCAATTGGTAAATTGTTCTACTTCGTACCACGTATCCAAGGTTACAGTGGAGCAACTGCAACTCGTTCAGGAGAGCATTGGGCTCCAGTAGGTTCTCCAGGTAACTATGAGAACCCACAAAATCCTGATAATGGATATCCTCAAGGTGGTGGAACAGCAGGTACTAATTACTACGCTAAGAACCTTTATGATTTGTTCTACGAAGGTAACGAACCTAGTTTAGACCCAGCTGGTTTATTTGACTATTCAAAAGGTCAGTGGTCAGCAGTTACTGCAAACGCTACCTTAGTTGCTTGGTCAAACGGAACATTAGCTACAGGGGCAACTGCAACTGCGGCATATAATGGTACAACAATCAGAAAGGCGTTAATTCAAGTTTGTGGGTTCACTAATGTTGGAGACGGTAAATTAATCGGTCCTGACGGTAACGAAATGGATACTGAAACTTTCTTATCTGACTTGAGAATTGTTCCAACATCTGACGTTACTGATGCTGAATCTTGGACGGCATCTTGTTTAAATGGTTCATCAGTTGTTCCTTTCCGTGTTGTTACACAACAATATGGTAAAGGAATGGTTCAATACGGTTCTTGGAATTCAACTACGTTCCCAACAACAGGTTCAGGTGGTAAATTCTGGGATATTTGTTCAGGTAATGGATGTATTTATCTTGAAGTTGATTTACAATGTCCAGTATGTTTGACTTGTTCTGCGGATACATTAGATGGATATCAAGGAATGGAAGTTGCTTGGGAGACATTAACAGGTGCGAACGAAGCATTTACAGCTGTTTACCGTAGATACGAAGAGTTAGAGTTTGAAGACAAAATTGGTGAAGTTTCTTTTGATTTGGAATCTGTAACAGTTTCTGTAACTGAAAGAAAATTAAGAGCACAATGGTCTCCAGAAATGGCTCAAGACGTGGCAGCGTTCCACAACATTGACGCAGAAGCTGAATTGACAGCATTACTTTCTGAGCAAGTAGCTGCAGAGATTGACCGTGAAATCTTACGTGACTTACGTAAAGGTGCCGCTTGGACATTACGTTGGGATTACAACGGATGGAAGAGACTGGGTAACAACGCAGTTCCATATACTCAAAAGGATTGGAACCAAACGTTGATTACTGCTATCAACCAAATTTCAGCTCAAATCCACAAGTCTACTTTAAGAGGTGGAGCTAACTGGATTGTTGTATCTTCTGAAATCAGTGCAATTTTTGATGACTTGGAATACTTCCACGTATCAAACGCAGCTCCTGAGCAAGACCAATACAACATGGGTATTGAAAGAGTTGGTACTTTAAGTGGTCGTTACCAAGTATACCGTGACCCATACTTCCCACCAAACACTGTGTTGATTGGTCACAAAGGAACATCTTTGTTGGATACTGGTTACATCTACGCTCCATACGTACCACTTCAATTAACTCCAACTATGTATAACCCATTCAACTTTACACCTATCAAGGGTATCATGACACGTTACGCTAAGAAAATGGTTAACAACCGTTTCTACGGACGTATCCAAGTTGACGGTGTTCGTACATTTGACTTGAGAGAATTAAGATAATCTATCTTAAACCAAATATAAAAAGGTCAGAGAAATCTGACCTTTTTTATTTTTAATCGGTAACAATAGTTACATTATAAAATTTCTTAGTATTAATATCGTAATAATTACAAAATCCATACTTTTTATATTTTGGGTCTTGTAAGATTTCCCTATGATGAATGGAAGACCAATATAAATCAAATATTGTTCTTGTATATTCTAAATTAACTGAATTATAATTAGGGTATTCCATCATATATCGTTGGTCCATTAAACAAACTTCAGCAATCCAATAAAAATTGGTATGGCCTACAAATTTTGCTCTATCTAACGGAGCTACCCCAAAATCAGGATTATAATGAGTGACATTTCCCGTTCTACTAATATGACATAATTGAACAAATGCGATTTTTGTTAAATTCTCATCATATATTAGACTTTTTAATCCATAATTTTTTCTAAACTCATTAATACATTTGTTAAACTCCCTATCAATAGAGTCAAGATTAACTTTTGATATATTTCTTTGTCTTTGACTCCTATTTAAATCATTACTTGGGTATTTGGGTAATAATGAATTTGAAGAATTTGTATTATAAATGTTAGAATATAATACATCTAAATTTTTTTGTCCAAATGAGTATACGGACAATAAGATTAAAAATAAAACATTACTTATCTTCATTATTATTTGGTTTAGTTGTTAAAACTCTGATACTTTTTGATAACACTTCAATTTCCTGCATTGTAAAGATTCCTTTTTGAAACCCTTTATGAACGGATTGTATTAGACAATACGTTGCTTGGTCATTATTAATATTAGATATGAATAGTTCTAAATCATTTAGATTGTAATAATCAATTGAATCAAATAATGAACCTATAGGTTGTTTTGGGGGTGTGTTTTCCATACTCTGAAATATTTATACAAATATAGGGTAAATTTTATGAATTACAAAAAAAATAAAATAAATGAGGCAACGTCAACAAATTCCTCAGTTGGGAAATATCAAATTCCCCTACAACCGGGAACAAGAATGTTTGACAATGACAATATTACCCCATTTACTGAACCTGTGTCTAAGTATAATAATGCTTTGTTGGCCTATGATAGTTACGACGGTGAAATGGACGAACCCAAAAAAATAGTTAACAAATTAGAAAAAAAGACAAGAAAAATATCTTTAAATAGTAAAAAACATCCTGAACAAAATGATGAGGATGGAGGTGTTTTAAATAATGATTATAGTTTAAAAGAAGACATGGACTTACTAAAAAATAAAATTTTACAAGTTTTACGTGAAGCAACTAATTCGTTTGTGTCATCAGGACCGTACACTGGACCAATTGAACTTGGATTAAAAAAATGGAGAAAACAAGAAAGAGGACCATTTACTGAATTTTCAAAAATACCTACAAATAAATTAAATTTACAAAAAACTTTAAAAGACAATATTAAAAGGAAAGTTGGAATGTGGGAAAAACACAAAGATTCGGGATACAATATTGAAACACATGATGTTCACACTATCAACGAAGACTTAGGAGTTTGGTTTGGAACAAAAAAGAAACCAAAGGGTAGTAGTCAACCAAAGGGTCCTTGGGTTAATATTTGTAAAAAAAAGGAAGGTGGGGGACACCCACCGTGTGGAAGACCTGAAGCTAGTGATAAGGCGTATCCAAAATGTAGAGCTGCGGGAGTCGCTTCAAAAATGACCGACGCTCAAAAAAAGTCTGCATGTGCTCAAAAAAGGAGAGCTGAAAAAACAAATCCTAAAACAGGCACTGGAAATAAACCAAAAATGGTTTCATATAAACCAAAGAAGAAGAAGTAATTACATATCCCCTATCTTTGTATAGGCGTTGATTAAAGAGTCTTTAATTTGATTTAGGATAAGTATGTCCATTTTATCGGCTCTAACCTCTAATTCCCTCTCAAACCGATTTGTCAACATCCTTTCACTTTTAGATGTAAGTTTGATTTCATAAGAGTACGAATGATTCGTTACTGATAATACACCATTATCTATCACCATAAAAATACTTAATTCATCATTATGAATATAATATTTTTGAGTTATTGGCGTAAAAACTAATAGAGAATCTTCCTTACAGATTAATTTCTTGGCAATTGCGATACACATTCCTGCGTATTTTTTTTGTTCTATCTCAACTTGTTTTGGGGATAGGAAATTTCTAAGTAAAATTCTTACTTTAAAATAAGTTCTTTTTATTGGGCTCATATCATTGATGAATATTCAACAAAGATATGGTAAAATTATTGAATTAACAATATGGTGACGAACATTTTTTCTTTCCGTCAAGCCCTGGCATTCTACCTTTACACACTTGAACCGCATATCCATTCGCATATGCTGAAGGGTATACTTTGAATTTTGACTTCGCTGCAGATTTACCACGAGCACATAACTTTGTTCCCGCTTTTTTACGACCTTCCATCATTGTCTCAGGTTCAGTTGGGTATCTAACCTCATCTTGCATCTTATGAGTGCTTTTTGTTTCATTCATTAAAAAATCAAACACTTGGTCCATATTGTTTTTCGCTTCAGCAATATGGTCTTGCGCCCAATCGTGACCGTTTTTAAGAATCTCCTCAACTTGGTTATGGTCTAAATCTAACAATAAATCACATTGTCTTCTCATTTGTTCTAAATTACTAAAGAACATATATCTTTCACCTTCAGACTCTTTTAGTAATTCTTTTCTTAATAGTTGTTTAATATTCATCTTGTTCATTGTCTTGGTTTAATTGTTCAGATGCTAGTTTTAAGAAAACTTCTATAATATCTGATTCATAGTCCTCATCAGGTTTTGTTCCTGACTCACTTTTAAATCTATAACCTAAGTATTTCCCGTCTAAATCAGTGTATATCTTACCATAATATGTTGTATATTCAATCTCAAGAGGACCTTGAAATACTATGTATTTGTCGGTTGTATATATTTTCATCGCATCAAACGTCATTGTTGGTATTTCACCTTTCGGGTCTTCAAATGAAAATCTATTGTCTCTATCATCAGAAGGAGGAACCTCATCATCTCCAGCATCGTAAATAACACCTGGGTCTAATTGTCTTTCATAATCCGCAGTTCTACCATCCTCTTCAGGTTCCTCAGAATATTCATCATAGAACATTTGTTCAATATCAGTTAATGATTCTTGTTTTGCAATTTTTTTAGCTAACATTAACATTATTGGTTTTGTATCAAAATCCTCACTACTAACACTTTGTAAAATTCTTTTTTCAATATCTGATAATGATTCAATTCCTTCAGATGATATTTTATCTAAAATTGTATCCTCATAATTTTGGAACTCATGTGATGATTCTTTTATAATCTGAGTTATAAATTTAATCAATTCAGATTCCGTTAATCTTACCTTTCTCATTTTTTACTAACTATTTGAAATTTAATTTGTCTTTTATAAGTATCTACCTGACCACTTGTTTCCACTTTTAAATCAATAAAATATTCATTTGGTATTTTATCTCTAGTGTCAAATATGAAGTAATATTCATTGGGTGTCCTATTAATAGGGGTCCAATCTTGAACTTGTACTTCAATATTACCTTCTCTCACATATATTCTATATTCAGCGTTAACGTAAGGTAATAATGCATTTGATGTATATGCCTTTTTAATTACGACACCAACCTTTCTAACGTCAGTATTTAGGATTTTCTCATCTTGTTTAATTCCGTAAAAATCAAACCCATATATTTGAGGGTCAAAACTCTGAGTACCAATTTGAAATTTCTTTGAGAAAGGTTGTAAAATAAATTCATTCTCAACATTTGGTAAAGTTATTCCATTGAATTTTAGATTAGACCAAGTATCTGAAAAAGTACATGGAGTTATGAAACCTACAAATTCGGGTAAATCAACTTCATATACCCCTAAAGCTCTTTGACATGTGGTTAATCCTGTCATTCCTGATACGGCGTCTCCATTCGTATCATAAATTGACACACTTGGTGTTACATCTAAATTTTGAGGTTTACCTCCAATATTAACATACAAGAATAATTTATTATTTTGAAATTCTACAAATAAATTTCTATCATCTAAAACTACATCATCATATGATGACATTAAAAATGGTTCATAAAATGTTTGAGTATATCGTGAGAAGAATGATACAGAATAATTTGATGTTAACCCAGTAATATTTTCAAAAGCGGGTACATATGCAATTCCCCAACCTGTAACACCTGTAATTGTACCATTAAGTATTCCATTAATTTCTGAAGTCATGTCAAAGTTAATATCCTCATTACCAAAATCAAAATGTTGGGTATCAACAATATGTAGTTGGTTGTAGTTCGTAGTCCCTGAATTTTTATTATCGTAAATTCCATGATTTGACCAAAAATCAATAGTTGTTGTTTGAAACCAATTTGAAGGTCTATCTGAAATTGCTTTATCTTCATATGATTGGAACATTTCAGAATTTCCGTTGTCAGATATTAATGTCTTATTTGTATTGTAATAATCGTATCCAACACCTTCATCCCAATTTTGAGGATATCCTTCAGGGTCTAAAGGAATTCTAAATAATATTAAATCAAATGATGTCGCTCTTAATCTCTCATCAGAGTTATAAGTATTCAACAAAGATTCGTCAAATTTTATAGTGTTATACATCACTAAATTGTGTTTTATATTATTAACGCATATTGTAGTTGTTGTTGTAACAACTGAATTATTAGTTAATAAATTACAACAATTGTTACCTAACGACCCATTATTATATTTTTCTTTAAGTGAATCTAAATCCAAATCAAAGATAAATCTGGTAAATCCTGGTGTTGAAACTGTCCCATTTGAGGAACCGAAAAATAAATCAACAACAGGGTTTCTACCTGTATTGATTAAAGAATCAGAAACAATTGTATTGTTTTTGGAAAAATATGACCTATGAATTGACATTACCTTTTTTAAGATAAATATCAATTAATTCGGATATTTTGATTTAGAATATTAATTGGAGCGGATTGTAGTTCGGTTAGAATACTTGCAACTGAAGTTCCATCACTTGCAACAGGAACTGGTTGTACTCCATGAAATGGATGAACATGGGAAATCATAAATTTCACAATTAAATCAATTAATTTCATAAGTTGTTCTCCTCTAACCATTGGTTCTGTTTTAGGATAGATGTCTGTCATTATTCTGTTTTGGTCTAACCCATAAATTGAGTTTGAAAAATCAATAACCCCCTTATCGTTAATTGATGTTTTGTGAGATAACAAAAATAGTGTGTCAGCAGCTTGAACATTATATGTGGTTCTTCCGGCTGATGGTAAACTTATTTCAGATGTCTGATTTGTAGATTTTGTTGGCTGTCCCTCTTCATTTGAATTTGGTATTACCCCAAAACCAACAAGAATACTTGCGGGTCTAACTTTAATTCTAAGATAAATTAAATTTAAATTTGCAAATTCAGGTGTGGTTGGGTCACTAAACGCATTGAAAGTTAATGGGTTTGCTCTAAACGCAAAAGGGAATTGGTTTGTAATTGTCTCTCTTGGAAAGTCAGGTAAATCCCAATTACCTTTATTAAATCCTGATAATAATTTATTAGTTATTTTGACTATATCATTTTTACTTTTGTTATAGAAAGTGTAACTCTTAAATAACTTAGCGTCTGAACCTAGTTGAGTATTCTCATTAAATTGTTTTGTTGTAAAAATTGATTTTGGAGATAACTCATAAATAGTTAATGTGAAAATGAATTTATCAAATTGGTTCTCCAAGTTTAGAACGTTATACTCAATTAGATAACGAATTGATTGTTCATCTTCACTCAATGAAATGTATGAATATAAATCAGGGGCATTAACCGTACTTGGGAAATCAGATAGTTGTATAAACGACCTTCCATCGTACGGAACAGGGACCTTATTTGACTCTAAAATTTCACATTTACCGCTTCTAATTAGTATATGTGATTCATTTTTCTCAATCCTATCTTTAATTATAATATCAGAAGAACCACGACCCAATAATGAAGTATCTTGAGGTTCAGGGAATATCCCTTCACATTCAGGTTTTGTCTTACCATCAGGACTTTTTAAATCATCAGATGGTTTGTTATTATCCCCTTGACCTGTTTGACCAATCATGTCTTCATATTCCTCAAGTCCTATATGTTGTATTTGTGCGGGTGGAGGTTGTATATAATATTGGTCTTGGAAATTAACATCTTTATTCATGTAAATGATGTTAACGTATTCTTTTTCAGCAGGAGTTCTTCCCCCAATAGGTAAAAGAGATTGGAATAAAAATGGGTCAACCCCTTTTTTCCATTTATATTCTGGTTTTAAATCAGTTTTCTCAGCATTTAAATACTGAGCGTCTACTAATTTTAATATTGCATCATAAGTTTTAGTTTTATCTTGTACCCTTAATCTATCTATTAATAATGGGTCTTGATTACTAATAACCTTACCAGGAAATATTATTTTATTATTTTCCATTTATGCGACTTTCGTATTCTTTTAAAATTTTATTATAAACAAATTCTACACCTTCCAAATGTTTTGTCAAGTGAATGATGTTACTTTTTGTTTGTTCAAAATCTTGCTTCAACAACTCCATACATCCTATCAAATCTTTATTTGTACTTTCTGATAGATTTTGAGAAACCTCTAATATTTTTTGTCTTAATTCTGTTGCCATAATTTTATTCAGATACTCCAAAAGATTGTCCAGGTATTGTTTGACCCGAAGGTAAAACAACTGCCGGCTTAACCCCAACAGATAGTTTAGAATTTTGCGCAGATTCTTTTTCCGCACCCTTTAATTGTTGTAACATTGATATCATCCCCATATTCGGAGAGCCGTCAGGCATAGCCCCTGTTGGTATTCCTAATTGTTGAAGATTCTCAATCGTATTTGTAAATGACCTAATTGCCGATGTTCCACTTCTTAATTCTGCACCAAACACTAATGGGAATGGTAATTGATTTGCGGTTAAATTACCGGCAATTTTTAATAGAGTGAATATCTCATCAATTATAGATTTACAACTTCTATAATCTCTAATTAAACTAATCACCGCCTGTAAAATCTCAATCAATGAGGTTATAACTAAATACGCTTTATTGACTCTCTCATCGTTTATGTCAGAGATTATAGACGCAATAAGCTTCCTCAACTCCTTTTTCAATACCTTCATTAATTCTTCAACAAATAACGCTCCTAATTTTGACATGAAGTTAATGATAAACTTTTTGAATTTTTTTGCAAAGTCCTCTAAATCAACCGCCTCTAATTCTTCCTGAAGAGCTTTAAGCATTATCATAATTGGTAAAAGAACTTTTGGAGATAAAATTGCCATACAAACCGCTTTCGGTAATGTCTTAATAAAATCTAAATTTAAACTAATATTAAATGCTTCTAGTGTCGGAACATTTAATGCAAATTTCCAAGAATCAATGAGGTCATCAGTTAATGAATTGGCAATTTCTAATTGTTCGTTTATATCATCTGTCTGACTCATTGTATTTAGTTGATTAAAAATCATCTCAGTGTCAACCGGTAACTTAACTCCTTCACAAGATTCAAATTCAACTATACCTTCAATCACATTACTAATTCTTTGGTCTATTTGTCTTAAATCAACTTCATTAAATGAAAAAAATGAATCATCTATTGCGTCACTCGGAGAAACCTTGGAGGTCCCCCCAACATCAATTTCATTGGTGTTGTCAAAACATAGTCCAAGAATTCTTTGTAATATTAACATGAATTTTGAATTAGTACCAATTTGAGCTGAACCTAATTTTAAATCAATTGATAAACAGTTGGTTAACTGTTCCATAACTTGCATATAAACATTTGAAATTTCAAATATCTTAATTGATTTATAATAGTCAATTAAGAAATCCCCGACTCTGTTTGGTCCCTGAGCTCCATTAAACAATCTATTTTTTAATGTTACTTTGTAAAAATCTCCAAAATTACCATTGTTATCAGTTGTGACATATTCAATATCAAATAAATCTTGACCTGAAAATCCTAAATATGATTCAAGTGGGACTCCCTCATTTTGTAAAAGATTATATAATTCTCTATTCATTGAGAATGGATAAACTCCTACCTCAGTATTTTCTCTCTCATACGCACTTATACCCACAGTTTCTTCAGGGTCAATTAGTAACATTTTTTGTAAATCAATACTCTGAACTCTAATGTATAATGTTTGAGTTTGATATTCTTGTTGTTGAGAACAACCGACAGCATTAATAGCTTCCTCAAACAAAATTTCAGGAATTCTTCTATATGTTGCAATTACAACTTTATTGAATATGTCTTTTAAAGCGTTGGTAGTTGACGAACTTTGACCGGTATTAATAGTTATAAGTTGAAGAATTTGTTCTAATTGAGATTGTGCCTGTTGCTGAAATTGTTTTATAGAGTCTTTAGCCGCTGAACTGGCCCCCTTAACCTTATCTTTAGCATCACTCTGAAAAGAACTACCCTTTTTCTTCAGGTCATTAATACCTGATTTAACCTCCTTATAACCTTTTAAAGAAGATATTTTACCATTAACATTATCAATTTGTTCTTGGGGTAAAGGCATTACTTGTTAAGTTTGTAATTTTTATTTTCTTCAATTTCCCTATCTATCAGAGAGTTAATTAATGTGTCATCTAAATCATTTAAAGTTAATTCAACATCAGAGTTTTGAGTTTTTTCCCACATAGTTGATTGTAGTTTTGAAAGTTGTAGTTTTTTTTCAACACAATCATTTATAATTTTTTGTTGTTCTTTAATTACAGGTCCTAATACTGTCATGTCTTCAGACTCTTTCATCATTGAAAGCATTTTATTCTGAATTCTAATTGCGGTATTTCTTTGTTCTACAAGTTCGTTGTAGATTTCCTGCATCAAGGAGAGCATGGAATCTTTAGTTAAATTAATCTCTTTTTTTTTCGGTCTACTCATAATCTATAAATACCTATTAACTTATTTATGAATTTCACTAAGAATACTCAAATAAAGTTTTTTGTATTTTTTTAAAGAAATCCTTATCTCTTTTGTAGATAAATTTGTCATCTCCCTTAGAGATAATAAAATGATATTCTTATTGAATTTATTATTATCCGCCGATGAAAAAATTTCGTCATGATTTTCAAATAGTTCAAGAAGAGACATACCCAGTTTTAATTCAGTATCGTTTAAATTTTCTTCCTCAATATATTCTCTCAATCTTGAGATAAATTTATTTATAATATAATCCGTTTCAACAATATCCTCATCAATTCTATAAGAGAATGAATAACTTTCTTCTAAATCTGAAGAGATATCTTCATAGGATATTTTACGATTTGTCTCTTTTTGGTCCTTAATTATTTGACCCATCAAATAATTTTTACAAATTGTCCCAAAATAAGAATAAGCCTTCTTATTTTCAGAAGGCCTAAACTTATCAATTTTTGTCATCAGAAAAGAATGGGTGTCAGCATGGATTTCAATAAAGTCCATATCTTTTCTATATAATTTATATCTTCTAATTATTGAAGATATCATCTTATCTAATGGACCCCGTAAAAACTCATTGTAAATTTTGTTTTTTTCATATTCACAATCAGTCACAAGATACATTCTTACCGCATTTTCTTCCCTAACATCAAAGTAGTTTTCAGTTTTTGATTTTCTACTTTTTTTGTTTTGAGCGGTCGTTTCATTAATATTTGAAGTATCGGTTGGATTGACAACCATTATCCATTGATTTCTTCATTTATCACTCTTTCTTCTTTAAAGAAATATTCTTGTTTTGCGGTTTGAATCCAAAACTTAACTTCATTTTCAGACAATCTATCAGTTCCGAATTTATGGTGCCAAAAAATTGACCCCTCTCTCATGTTCAAATGTTTATACCCAATTTTTGGAATTGTCATAATACGAACAGAGTTGTATGTTAATCTTAATAAAAGTTCATAAACAAAAGTTAATTTCAACGTACTTTTAAAACCTCCAAATTTTTCAAATAATGATTTTTTGAAAACCATTCCTGATGTTTGGAAATTTTGATACTCATGAAGAGTCTCGTTTGAAAGAATTCCAATTTCTTGTGAAAAGTTAGCCGCAAAAGTTGCTTCATTAGTGAATCCGGCAAATACTCCCTTATCATCAACATCTACAACTATTGATAAAAATGCATCAACATCTTTATAGGATTCAGAATATTTTTTAGCGTTTTTAAACCAAATTTTAGAATATTCATCATCAAATTCTAAAATTGACACCCATTTTGTTTTGGTGTTTTCAACACCAAAGTTAACTTGACTACCAAAATTAGGTTCATTCTTCCAAACTAAACGAGTTACATTTATCCCTGAAAAATCATAAGAATCTAAAAATTCAGTTAATTGTGTCTCATCAGTTTGAACAATAATCAATTCTTCAAACGAAACTGTTTGAGTGTGTAATGAGGTAATTGCTGCGTGGAATAATTCATCAAAACGCTTAGCACTTGAGGATTTAATTGGTAAAATTACGGTTAAATCCATTTTATCTTTAATTTCAGTTGTTTCCATTATTGTTGATTTTCTTCTTCAGTTTGTAGTTTATTTAATTGTGATTTAAAGCTTGTTATTCTACTTTCAAAATAACCATCAAATAGTTTAGTTACGTTGTCATTGAACATCTCTTCAGTTGGTAATGTATTAACAGTTTGTTCCATTTCAGTATAGATTTGTTCACTAATGTTATCTTCCAACCAATTCTGTAGTAAATCTGCAGTAAAATCTAACACCAAATTTTCATTATCAATCCAAATACCGTTAGATTCATTCATCCATGTTGGAACAAGATTTGGCTTCATACCCAAACACAAAACTCCTGATTTCATTGATTCTAATGGGAATGTTCCATACCCGCTTGTCTCATCAATCCATACTGATAAAAATGATTCGGAAAGTTGCTCTGCAAATATTTTTTCAGACACACCTCTCAAGTCTCTAAAAGTTACCCATCTGTATTGTGGGAATTTTAAATAGAATCCTTTAATAAAATTAACCGCCTTTCTTTGGTCTCTTGAAACCACAGATACAATTGGTTTTTGAGGGACATTAGGATTTTTAAAGGTATCTGAAATGAATGGTTCAATAATATCAAATGATAAACCTCTCATAACTTGCCCGATATAATTTTTTTGAGACTCGGAGGTTGTAATACATTTAATAAATCCGTATTGTGGCCAAGAAGAACCTGGCTTAAGTGTCTCAAGCATATGGTCATAAGCTTGACACATTACAATCTTGGCACAAGGAAGGTTAATAATTTGTTCCATTACAAATGAATAGATTTCAGGAATGATAATAAAATCTTCGGGAGAGACCTCCAAATTTTTTGATTCAATTGATTTGTGAGGGATTTCCATATATTTCTCACCTAACCATTCTCCGACTCCAATATAGTCATTCTTTTCGTGTAGAATAATTGCGTTATACCCTGAATTATTTAGAGCCAATGCGAATTGATACATGTATCTTACTGAGGCTTTAGGGTTTCCCTTAGTGTCTTGAACCATAACATAAATTCTTGCAGTTTTACTTTCAAGATGTGAAATTGATTCTTCTAATTTTTTAATTTGTTGTTCTTCCATATTAGTATTTGTTAATTATGCTTTTATTTAATAGTGTGTTAAATGCTAGTTTAAAAGGTATAGACATTCCATCTGCTCTTGGACCTAATTTCTCATCAACTTCTTCCTGAGAGTCCATCACAACCTCAACCATCAATTTAATCATTTCGTATTTTACAATGTTGATATGATTTTCACCAGTGTCCGCACTAACTTTGGGCATTTGAACATAAGCATCCAATGCGTCCAAATCAAAGTAATAGTTTTCGTTTAAAATTTTAATCATTTAATTCTTTAATTTTAAGTTTATCTGAAAATTCTTTTAAGGAATTGATGGACTCAACATATTCAATATTTTCATTGTACTTTGTGTTGAATTTAATCACCCTTACATTTTCAGGATGATTTAATAATAAGTCAGGATTTGCCGTAAGTAAAACGTCTATTCTATCCCACATTGAATTTATTGTAGAATTTGAATAAAATTTTACTTCTTCAGTTAAACATCCGAATTTTGAAAGGAAAAATAACGTTGCTGGTTTTGATTTACCAATTTCATCAGAAACAATGATAATGTCATTATTGTTCCTCAAATCCAAATAAAGATTATTGAAATCATTAAATGTAAATGTTTCTGTAGAACCGGCATGACCAAATATCTCCATTGCGTTTTCTTCATATAAAAATGAAAAAAATTCTTCGTCATCTTTGAATGTAAAATGCTCTCGTAAATTCAAGCTTGTAACAGGTAAGGTCATTTCATATTTAAATTCGTGTTCCTCAAACCCTTCCCATTTATCAATAAAATATTTTTGATAAACTTGTTCTAATTTACCAATGGTGTCCCGAAGAACACCATTAATTTCAATACCAATCCTCATGCGTCGTATTTTCTTAATATTTTAGAAATTAAAGGATTCCTAACAACGTCTTCATCTCCAAATTTGTGAACTCCAATATCAGGAACATCACTAAATTTTTCAATTGCGTCAAATAATCCTGAATGTCTTTTATCTTTATATCTGTCAGTTTGTTCAATATCTCCAGATATAAAAAATTTACTATTAAACCCAATTCTTGTCAATAGAAGTTTCATTTGACTTGGAGATGAGTTTTGCGCTTCCTCAAATATTAAGATTGAATTATCAATGTTCATACCTCTCATATAAGCTAATGCAAAAACTTCAATAACTTCAATTTGTTTTAGTTTTTCTCTTGCCTCTTTCCCAATAATCTTATTTAAGAGATAATATGATGGAAAAATATATGGGTCTAATTTTTCCTCTAAATTACCAGGTAATGAACCTAATTTCTCTTCAGCTTCAACCGCTGGTCTAACAATAATAATCTTTTCAAATGAATTATCGTTGTCGTGAATTAAATCAACCGCAGCTTTCATTGCGATATAACTTTTACCAACACCCGCAGGTCCTGAACAAATTGTGATTTGGTTATTATATAATTTATCATAATATTCTTTCTGACTTTCAGTTAGAAATTTATTCTTAGTTCTCTTAACTATTGACCGTATTTGGTCTTTTTTAGAGATTTTTGGATTAGTCTCAGAAGTCGCAAAAGACGACTCTTTACTTGGTGTAGTTTTTTTTCTTGTCATTAATTATAGTGTATGTAATATTATCCGATAAGAAAATAATATTCTCATTTATTTTTTTTTCAAGAGTTAACCAGTCTGAGTATTCGTTGGCCATCTTGTCTTTATTTTTATTTCTTGTTTTGGATTCATAGTGATATGCCACCGATGTACCGTCAAAAACATTCTTCAACCCAATTGATTCACAAACAATATTAAGCTCAACGTCTTCAAAACATTCATTATAATTTTCATTAAAACCTGATATTTTTTCAAATATTTTTTTTCTAATCATTAATAATGCTCCCGTACTTCCAACACATTTTTTAACACCTGTTGTAGATTTATAATAACTTCCTAAATTATCATGAGATACTCTTAATTTATTATCGGGTTGAGATACCATTACTACTATACCATTATGTTGCAATGTGTTATCACCATAATACAATCTAGCCCCAACTGTTCCGGTGTTATGGTTTGAATTAAAAATATTAACCATTTTATAAATGACATCATTTAATATTTTAACATCATTGTTACAAAATAATAAATAATTGAACTCATCAGTTACATAATTTTTTACAACATCATTATTAATTTTTGCAAAATTGTAATAATTGTACTCAATTAATTTAACATTATCTTTAAGTGACAAAAATTTCTTTAATTCTTCTTTTTCCTCATCTGTTGAGCCGGTGTCGGCAACAAATATTGTAAAATTAGATGAGTCACATTCAGAATAAAATGAATTAATACAATCAAATAATAGTTGTAAATTACCTTTTGTTGGAATAATTATTGCAACTTTATCCTTACCTTTTAATTTCTTAGGACTCGTTTTTTCAAACGGAACTGACTCAGGTTTTAAATCTAAAGGTAACTTATCTCCCCATTTCTGTAAAAATTTATCCTTACTCTCATAAAACTCTTGGTTTGGTTGACCAACAGACTCGTGTGTAATTTCAAATGAAGTTGTCACCCCAATTTTAATACCCTCTAAGTGATTGGGGATACAGAATAAATGGTCGTAAAAGTGGAATCTACCAATTGATTCATCAAAAGTGTGTTTGATTTTTGTTTTATCAAATGAAATAAATAAACCGTCAATCGTTACTACAGGTATTAAAAATGGGAATTTGTTTGAGTATTTATTTAACCATTTTTTCTGTCCTTTTGGTTCATGATAAACCTGGCCAACCATTGTTTGGTTCATTCTTTCCCAGTAGATACCTGATGACGGAAAATAACAAGAACCCGCTTTTCCAATTATGCCAAATTCAGGATTTTTGGTAAAATCCTTTATTAGTTTTTTACCCCATCCAGTTTCCAATCTAATATCATTATGACAACAAACTATTATATTATATTTTGATTTATGAATTCCTTTATTATAAAGTTCGGATAAAGAATATTGATTGTGATTGGTATATTCTAAGATTTCATATTCTTTTACCCCAATTGTCTTTTTTAAATGCGATTTAAAATTATTGTTATAATTCTCATCTTTATGTGTTGAATATATTATTGTTATCATAATTTAAATTATTTATTATCGTACATAAAGTCACGAGCGGTAAAATCCTCAACATCATTAAAATTATGGTCATCAAATTCTGATAATTTTCTAATCATTGCGTGATGGTCCGCCCTACCCCTATCAACTTTTTCACGAAACTCTTCAATCGTTTTACAAAAATAATGATTTAATTGGGCAACATCAATAGGACCTTCATGGTTATATGGACCTGAAAATTCTTTATGATTAGTGTCCGATACTGATGAATTTGGAGTATGTACATCAATGTGATTATGGGCGTATGATGTATTTACTATAGATTTAACATGAGGATTGACTGAATTTTGTCTACGAGTAAATCTTTCTATTAGTCCATAGTCAGAATCATTTACCTCATTTAGATTATTATCCCCAAATAATAACCAATTAATTCCAACCGCAGGATGATGATTATATTCAGATAAAAAATCACCAATTGTTTCATGTTTATGTAAAACTAAGAATTCATCAATATCAAAAAACGCAACCCAATCATACACCCATTTAATTTTTTGGTAACAATCATTATATGCAAATCTTTGTATTCCTTTACCTTTAATTGGAGTTAAATGAACATTAGGATGTTCATATTCAAATTCCCAATCATTGTGATAAATGTAAATGTCATTAAATCCTAATTTAAAATTATATTTAATCCATTCATCTATATACCTATCTTCATTTTTTGCAACACATACTAACGCAATTCTCATAATATTATATTTTTACCCACCATTGTTGATGTCCAACTTTATTCACTTCATTATTAAAAATTTCATTTACTGCTTTAACAACTCCTGGCCACCCTGGCGTGTAGTCATCACCACAGATAATTCCACCTTTTTTAACTTTTGGTAACCAATTTAAAACATCTTCTTTAACACTTTCATAGTCGTGAGATGCGTCGATGTAAACAACATCAAAATACTCATTATCGTATTTTGTACATTCATTTAATGAATCATTTTTAATTACTTTAATTTTATCAATAATCGGTTTTAAATTCTCTAAAGTAATAGTATGGTAATCAATAGTATTATCATGTTCAGTAGAACCGGTAAAATGGTCAATCGCCAAATATTCATAATCAATTCCATGATTAATTAGCTCAACATTCCAAATTGATGTCCCTCTACCCATATATACTCCAATTTCCGCAATATTTAAAAAGGGTTTATCAATCTCTTTAATAATTAATTTAATAAGATTTCCTTGGTCATTCATGGATGACCATCCATTAATAGATTCAAAAAAATGTTCCATTGTTTTATTTATTTTATTTTATTTTTTTTATATTCCGGTACTTCCGAATCCGTTTTCGTTTCTGTCTTTATTTTCAATCTCATCAATTTCCTCAAGTTCAACCCATTTTCCATTCATACAATGGGCATAAACCGCTTGAGCGATTCTCATTCCACGCTCAACTTGGAATGGTTCTTGAGATGAGTTAAATAGGACAATTTTAACTTCACCTGTGTATCCACAATCTATCGTGCCGGGTGAATTTAAAACCATAATTCCGTATTTTGCGGCTAATCCACTACGACTTCTAATTTGAAGTTCCGTTCCATCGGGTAAATTAAATGATAATCCCGTCCCGATTATTGCCCTTGAAAGAGGAGGTATTGATACTGATTCGGTTGAACATAAATCAAAACCAGAATCTGTTTGATAATTATATTTTGGGGTTGTTGCCAATGGACTAAGAATTTTATATTCTAACCTTTTCTTAGGTGCGTAATTTGACATGTCAAAATTTTCTTGAATTTCTTTAATTTGACCAGCAAGAGACTTCATTGCATTTTTATAATTTTCTTTAGGGTCATCATTAAAATATTTTTGATAATCTTTTAAATTGTAATGTTTCTCACTCATATTATAAACTTTTAATTTTTTTTATTACTTCAACCAAACACTCAACATCTTTTTCACAATACTCTTTAATTTGGTCATACTTCTCATCAAACCAATATGATTTGTGAACTGAATCTCCAGTTACTTCCATAGTCTTTGATGAAGGAACTCCTAAACTAACACACATTAATTCCAAAGATGAAATTGCTCCGAACTGTCCATACTGCCAAAACTCTTTGGTATCAACGGCTTTAATTTCCCAAGGCTTAGTATCATGAGATGGTAACATCTGAGACGGACGAATTCCATTGATAATCATTCGTTTTGCTAACATAGGGATATCAAAATTCTTTAAGTTATGTCCACAAAGAATAAAATTTAATTTGTTAACCTTATCCAACAAACTATTAACTTCTTTTAGAAGAATTTTTTCATCAGAATTGAAGAAAGTTTGTTTTCTTAACTCCCCTTTTGGGTCAACAAAGGCAACTGATACGCAAATTATTTTTGCAAACTCAGGGACCAATGCGGAACGTTTATTAAACATTTCTCCCAAATCTAAATGAGCGTCTTCTGCAAATCTTTTCTGAAACCAATCGTAATAGTTCTTATACTGAAAACAAAGTTCAGAGTAATCAATACAAAATTGGTCATATGTACTTGAAACTCCCACCGTTTCAATGTCAATAAATAAAATATGGTCTAATGCGGTTGTTATCATTTTACTAAAGATTTGTAGAATTCACTTCTGAATTTTGTTGTTGTATTAATATGGTATTTGTCTTTAACTGTTTCGTAAAGTGATTCACCTAAATCAGTAACCAAGTTAGGATTGTCAATTAATTTTTTTATGTACTTTGACCAATCCGAATGGTTTTTGTTTTCATCAACTAAAAACGCATTTCCTCCTGACACAAAATTACCCTTATCCAAACAATGTTTTAAATCAATAGTGTAAGGACCTATGTTTGATGCGATTAATGCTTTTTTATGGAACCCCGCTTCAATAACTTTCAATTGTGATTTAACACGATTAAAAATGTGATTTTTGATTGGTGCTAATGACACATCAAATCTTTTATAATTCGCTGCGTACGTATTAACAGGTCTTGTCCAAACTCTAACGTATTGTTGATTATCCATATTTGGGTATGGTTCTTCTTTAAACTTCATCAAAAAGTCAACATAATTTTGGTCAAGTCCGTAATAGTTATCAGTCATAATTTTTTCATATTGATACCATACAGTTTCGTGAGGTTTAATTGCTCTTTGTGTCTGTTCTCCAGTATCACGATTAATTTCTGTAACCGCACCACGAGTATCAAATCCCGCCAAATATGTTTGGAACTTATGTCTATCACCACGTAATTTGTTGAAAGAACCTTCTAATAACATTAAATCGTGCAAATGTGACGAACCTCCTAACCAACCAATTCTTAATAAATCACTTTCAGTTTTTTCATACTGAAACTGAGGTTCACTAGGGTCAATTGAATTGGGAACTACGACAACGTTTTTGTTAATTTTGCGAATCTCATTTGCAAACATTTCGGTTGTTGTCATCACGTAGTCGGCAACTTTTAGATTGTTAACAATTTTTTCATTAATTTTATTCTGAACAATTAATGAGTGAATCGGATGTTCTTTGGTTGGTAACCAATAATCATCCAAGTCCATAATTGTAACTATACCTAAACTTTTAAGTCCTTTAATTAAATTGACTGCCTGCTCATAATTTTGACCAATACTACGATGGAAATGAACTATCTGATATTTTTTCCAAAAGTTAATATCATTTGCATTAAAATCATAAAGAATATCTACGTGAAAATCGTCAGGGTATAATCTTTGTAGAACTATGTGAGGGTCAACTGACCTGAATTTACCAACACCTGTTTTGTCACTTGGTAATACTAAAACATTAATTTTGTCTGCCATTATATATTTTTTTCAAAATATAATAACAGAAATGGATACTATCAATACCGATTATTGTTTTCTAACTTTTTTGATTTTTGTAATCTTACCTTCAAAAATATGTTCACCAACTTTAAAGGTCATTGTTTCATTTGCCTTTTGGCTTGACTCAGCAATAACTCCGTTTTCTCTTAAAACCTCTTCAACAACTTCTCTTAACATTTGTTTTAAATCCCCATTTGATGTTGACTCAGAAACAACTCTTCTTTGTTCTTGTTTAGGTCTTTCAGTTCCCATTAATTTTGCAGCTCTCTCAACCATTTCCTCACTTATTACTGAAGAACCATACATAGATGTCGGTTGTTCTATTGGATTTTCAATCATTAATCTTTTAATTTCATCAGGTAATTTTGAGTTAACAATTCTGTCTTGAGTGGCAACCTGTGGAGCCTTAGTTACTTGAGATTCTTGTATAAATTCTTGAGGAATATTGTAGTTACCCGCAACAGGTTGAAATGTTTCTAGCTGTGGTGCGTTTATTGCTCTTGGAGTATCATAAGACGACTCTGATACATTTCCTCTTTTTATCGTGTCTGACTTCTGCATAATTGCTTTAGAAATCATTAATTTTTCCATTAAACTGTTACTCATATTAAGCTAAATTTTGTTCTTCGGGATTATTGTCAAATTGAGCAATAATAATAATATCATCTAAACTTTTGTCACCATTAAAATTAAAATTAGGTCTTGGTTGGTCAAAGTTTTCTCCCGTCTCTTTAAATGTTAAGATTTTATCTAATCTAAATAATCTCCAACCTGGCATAGGTCTTGTACCTAAAAATCCTCTATGAGACGCCCCTTCAGAATCCCAAGCTCTAACTACCAAGTTTTTTCTTTTTTTAGTTCTACCAATACAAACGGGTTCAATCTCTCTTAATCCTTTACCACCTGGTTCGTCCCCATCGTAATATATGATGATTTTTTTTCTTTTTTTAACAGCATCAACAACTTGGTCCAAAGCGGCAGCTTCAGTTATTAAACTTTTAAGTGTTGATGTGAGTTTCATTATACGGTTGGTGTTGTGTATGGGTTGTTAGGTTTAAATTCATTCACCGCTGTTTCAATTTGTCTTTCTTTGATGTCAGTAAATGTTCCTGCTCCCAAATTATATACGTCCAAAAATCCGCCCGTCCCTCTTCCCATTTCATCACCATCGGCCAATGCGTCAGGGTTTGTACTGGAATATTCGTTAGCGTCCTTTTTTAACGTATTAACTACTGTTAATTGTTTTCTTTGCTCAACACCAATTTGACCTAAGTCATTTAATGGTTGAGAATAATCTTGAGGAATTATTGGTTGTGGCATAATTTTAAATTTTTGATATTATGTCGTTTATTCTTTGTATATCTTCGGTTAAATCTATTCCATATTTACCCAAACCTGTTTTATGTGATTGGGATGGTCTATTATCGTTTGATATATTGGTTTTAAAATCTTTAGTTGTCTCTTTATCTGTTAAATATTCTTTTCTGAATTCTTTGCTAGTTCTATCTCCACTTCTCATTCTTTCTAAAGTATCATTTACCCAATCTTTCATTTTGTCCCCACCATTTAATTCGTACTCTTTGGTTGTTTTGGGACCTGAGTAAGTGTCAAACCAATTTTTAATTCTTCCTAATTGTTGATAAGTTGCGGTTCCCTTATCAATTAACCCTTCGTTTCTAGTCAAACCTTCTTGGTTATTGTTTGATGAGGATTTGTGTTTTTCATATGCGGATTTCAATGACTTCACAATGTCAAACGGTAAAGATATTGTATTTCCGTATAATGTGTTATTCACTTTTAAACATTTTTAATAACTCCGCAACAGAAATTCCATTCTTTTCTGCCATATTTTTTAATGACTGAATGTTCTTCTGTAACAATTTTTTTATTGGGTCTCCCTTCTCAACAATCTCACCATCACTATTTTTCTTATTAGATATCATATCTTCAATCATCTTAATGGCGTTTTCTTTTTCCATTTCCGCTAAAGTCATCCTATCAATAAAACCTTTTTGTTTTCTAATCTTCTTTGGTGCTTTTTTTGTTTTTTTACCTGTCGGGTCCTTACCAAATTGTTTTGTTCTTTCAATTGCTTCTATTGGGTCCATTTCAAGTTTGTCCACAAAATAATTGAATGTTTTTTTACCATCCATATTTTTTGTCTCCTCATACCCAAATGCGTCTGAAAAATCAGTTTCATTTAAGGGAACATCACTATCAACACTTTCACCATAATATCTTCTATAACCTCTGGTTACAGGGTTATTAGTCATTCTATTAAGAATGATTTGGTCCATAGTCCTTGATTGAGTTAAAGTATGGTTAATAGGTGGTATTCTTGACGATTTTAATGCTCCTGATGCGTCAACTAGCTCAGATATCTCACCATCTTCTTTTTCACTTTTTTGACCTAAAGTTATTCCTAATATTTTTTTAAGTTGAGACAAATTTTTAAGTGACTTATCTTTTAAAATTTTTGAAATAACTTTTTTGGCGACCTCTAAATCACTTTTATCTACTTTAATTTTTTCTTTTTTTACTCTAGATTCAACAATTGTTTCTGACATAGAATAATACAAAGTCCCCCCATCCTTATCCTCCTTCAAGAAAAAGTAATATGGTGATTGGAAGTATTCTTTATTTAATTTCATTTTGATAAATGGTTTGTCAATAAATACTTCATTTTAATGTATTTATCATAAGAAATATGGCTTACCAAAATATTAATCAATATAACTTTCCAAAATGGTATATGTTGAACAGGTCTGATATAATGGATTTCTGTTTGGCATCAGATGAACGGGATTATAAAGAAGAAGTGATTTTTTCACCTTATATCATTGGAAACACTGATGGTAACGTTTTGCCCGTCAAAATTGATTTAAACAACCCTGATAATAGTGAGTTATTTGTACTTGAGTATGATAACTACAACCCATTCAATATTATAGTTTCATCAAATTATTATAACCCTGATAATTTAGATTTATCTTGTTTTTCAGGTTTTAGTGCTCTTTGTGATGTTGGATTAACAGGTATTGACAATGGACTTGTTAAGAATATGACAGGTGAAACTGCATATATTACAAAGGGTATTAATGACTTTACAAAATTTGATAGGTTATCTTTTGACCGAAGAATGAAATTCTTTCAGGTTACAGGATATACACAACCACCTAATATAAGATTTTCGGGGATACCAAAAAACGATAACTATTCTATTGTTTCATATCAAAAAGATGTTGGGGTTTATCACGAATTATACGGAGGGTTTTATCAAGGGTTTTATAAACTATATGGGTATGATTATGAAATACTTCCTGATAGACCTCATCACGGGTGGTCTGCAGAATTTTTATTAAGACCGAGGATATGGGATGATTATTTTCCATCCTCAGGTGATACAACACTTAATGAAGTATATCCCGATAATGCGGGGATTTTCTTTTATATGGGAGCTAGAGCTGAGAATAAATTTTATCATTATGCGTCAGGCTCACCATCAGGATTTACTGCATATACAAGAGTTACCGAAAGTTTAGTATCTACGGGAACAACAGGGACCACAAGTGGCTCAACTGGAGAAACAACTTGTCTTTTAACTTGCGGTTGTTCAAATAGTGGTAACACACTGTCAAATTGTTTACCTGTTTATCCACCTCAAAATTATATAACTGAAACTACACCATGTGGTACCACGCAAATAACTGCTCCTGAATTAAATCCGAGTGGAGATTCATGTTCTAATAATTTCGCAGTTAAATTTAGTGGTGACCCAGGTAACCCAAGAATATGTGTTAGAGTTTTAAGATTAACCGATGAATGTACTATTGACCAATGTACAAGTGCAAAGACTTATACATCGGGATGTACTGTTCAAGAATATTGTACACCAAAGGGGATACATTATTTTTGTGAAAATACTGATTACGTTAAATTTGAACATTGGGTTCAGGTTGACGTTGTATTTGAAAGATATAGAGACATGGATGAGTGTCATCTTTGGTGGTATGGTGGATTAGGAGTCATTACTAACTTTGAATTAACGGCATCAACATATAATCAATCAGTCACATTAATTCAACCCCCATTTACTCATTTTAATGTTGTAACTTATACGTCAACAACTACAACATATACCGCAACAACAATTGACACCCCATATGGAAGAGAAGTTGTTGAATTAAATAATAAATGGTTACAACAAAAAGATTATCGTTTAGGTAGATTAAAAATATATGTGAATGGTAGAAGGTTTCATACTTTTGAAAACTTTGAAGAAGTTATCCCAAGAGCATTAAATACGGAAAGAGAAAAACAAATTGGAGTTCCGTTTAACTTGTCATGGGGTGGAGGTACACAAGGGTTAAGAGAAAACTTAACATTTAAAGATTGTCCTGTTAGTTCGGTCACAACCACAACCACTACTTTATTTACTAATTCGGTTGTAACAACAACTACCACAACATTTTACGGTAACATTTACCAACAAGACCCTGAGTTGTTTCCTGATAGTGTTTTAAGTGGAACAAGTTTATCGGGATTAAATACAAATATAGTTTTAGAGAAATATTTTGCAGGAACTTTTGACGGTGGTATATCTCAGTTTAATTATTACATTAAACCAATGACTGCAGATGAGGTTAAACACAATTATCTATTAAATAAAACAAGATATAATTTATTTGATTGGGATTGTCCAAATTGTGATGTATTTGTCCCTGAATGTGATTTAAGTGCAATCGTATATGAATACACCACAACTACTACAACAATACCCACAACCACAACAACAACTACAAGTATTCCTTGTGATATTAATTATGACTTATTTAATGTTCCATCTGGTACCGAATTAACATTAATTGTTAATATGTATCCTGGGTCAATTGAGGCGGCCTATAACTTACAATTAAATAATGTTTTAGATTTTGATTTATCAATTTCATTTACTCAAGTTTTAGGTACGATTAGTGGTGATAGTATTAATATTGATAACACTATCATAATACCAAGAGGTTCATTTAGTGCGGAAACTACGACAATAATTGATGGGGATTATAACATATTAGATGATACATCTGAGATTATTAACTTAGTATGGACACCATATTGGGTAGATTTAGTCATTGGATTTTCATCTGAAACAATATTCAATCTTAATCCTTGTAATCAATACCTTACAACTGAAGGAGACGATTTCATTGTCGCTGAAGATGGAAGATATATAGTTACAGAAATTGATTTATGTGACCCTTGTGTTGTATTAATTCAAACTGAATTTGATGATTATTTAACCACAGAAGAAAATTATATATTAACATCGGAACGTAATCCTTGTTTACCTATCCCAAGTCCGACAATTACTCCAACATCAACAGTAACACCGACCCCAACTCCGACAATTACTCCAACAATTACTCCAACATCATCAGTAACACCAACACCAACCCCATCAATTACACCGACAATTACCCCAAGTGCATCTGAAATGCCAATGTATCCTTTAACGTTGTATATACAACCTTTAAGTGGTGGTCAGGCAATTATATTTGATGGGATAACTTACACTGCTGAAACAACTGTTAATGTTTATCTTAACACTTTTTATAATATAGAATCAGTTCCAATTCCTGGATATATGTTTGTAGGATGGAACATTTATGGAGGTTCATTCTCATCAACAGGTCAAAGTACAACTGTTGCCATCTCATTAACATCGGGGGCCAATTTAGCCCCATCATACGATGTTGACCCAAATTATGACGCTTTAGAGGGACAACTAACAACAAGTTTAGTGAGTTATCAAAATGCCACAGATAATGATTGGGTTATTATTACACAACAAGAATATAATAATATTTTTGGTAATGTCGATGGTGTAGTTAAAATTGGTAATACTGATGAACAAGTAAACACGAGAGCTGTTGCAACTGGATATGATACTACAACTTTTGGAACAATTGATGCTAGCACCCCTCTTACGATACCTACAGGTTATTATGTTGTAGGATTTGTTGCGGAGTCTTGGAATCAAAATGGACAGGTTCAACTTGGTTATACAACGAGTTATCATACCGGTACCCCAACTTATATGGGAAATTCACCAAATGTTATTGGTGGTATGACTATGTTCTACGTTAGAAAAAGACCTAGTGGTGTTGAAGCCGCTCCAGCGTCAACTAACTTATATCCAGTTTTAAATTTCTTATCACCCGCTTACCCAAATGCGGTTCCTGACACCTTTGGGTGGACAACAACAAACAATGGAGTTTCTTGGTTTGAAACGGTATCATCATCGCAGACCGCAAAAATACAAGTTCTACTAACAAACGTAAAATCTTGGCCATCAGCACCACCAAGTTCACCAACTCCAACACCATCCCCCACACCAACACTAACTTTAACACCAAATTGTCAACGTAATATTGTGATTCCAACCTTATGGAATGGCGGTACAACTATTAATACAAATCAACTTATACTAACACAAACTTCAGAAACTTTACAAATACAAGTAAATGATATTATAACAGATAATAATGGGTCAACTAGTTTTGTAGGAATTGTTTCATCGGATGGTACATATACTTATGTATTTACAGGTGCAGGTGGTGGGGTTGCGTTTGATTGTCAATTCCCATTAACATTCACAGGACCTTGTTAAATTAAAAAATAAAAGTATTTATATAAAAACTAAAAAATGGCAAACATTAAAATATCTCAACTTCCTGAATTCACAGGGTCAACGGATAATTCTTGGCTAATATTGAATAATTCAGGGCAAACTGAAACTTTTAAAATAACAAGAGAAAATTTCTTATCAGGTATTACAACTTATACTGAAATCACTTATAGTGAATTATATTCATTGTTTACAGGTGAAACTTTAACACCTGGTCAATTTTATTTAATGACCGATTTCCAAACTTGTTATGACCAACCTGATTTTAACCAAAGTGGTACTGCAATAATAGGTGATAACTATAAAACAGGTAGTACAGAACCAATAGTTGTTTTAGCCACAAGTATTAACTCTCTATCACCTAAAGCGTATTCATTAGAATATCCATTTGATGATATTTCATATGATATAACATTCACTCAAACTGAAATGACGAGTAATCCTGCAAAGGGTAGAATCACTGAAAGAATTGATGACTTTAATAATAGAACCGATTATGACCACAGAAATATATTATTTAAAAGGTATAATGGGTATTCATATAATGAAAGTCAACCATTAAGTGGACTTGTTGGTATAAGTGGTATAACAGGAACTACGGCTGTTTTATATGGTAATACAGGTACAACGTTTAATTCAAATTTTTCAACAGGGTCACTTGTTGCAGTGACAAATATATTCCCATCAATTTTTGAGGTTATTTCTGTTGAGAGTAATTCTATAGCAATTATATCAGGTGTCTCAATAAGTAACACTAGTAACTCACCTTACTATTTAGTAATTGATGATGGTATAATCAGCTATCGTAAACCTAATGTAAGAGTTAATGAAGTTTTTGAATATACAACATTTGGTGATGCTACATCAATTAACAACTATGTTGGTAACTATGCAAATTTATATTCTTGGAATGAAAACCCATTTATCTTAGCAAACAATGTTTTTATTAGTGGTTCATTTATAAATAATACAATTGGTAATGATTCATATAATAACACATTTAATGATGATTGCGATAGTAATCAAATAGGTGATAGTTTTTATAACAACTCAACAAATGATGATTTTGATGGGAATATAATTGGGGATTATTTTAATAACAATTATATCACATCCAATTTTAATAATAACAGAATCGGTAGTAATTTTAATAGTAATATTCTAATTGGTGGTTCTTTCTATAGAAATAATATTGGAAATGAGTTTAATAGTAATGTTTGGACTAATGGTGATTTCCAAAATAATGAAATAGGTAACCAATTTAATAATAATAAAATCTACAACGAGTTTTATAATAATGATATTGGTAATGGGTATAATAATAACGAAAGTTATTCAACTTATAATCGTAATTTAATTGGTAATGGTTATAATAATAATACTATATATTCTCAGTTTTACGAAAATGAAATCGGTCAAATTTTCAATAATAATACTATCTCAACCTTATTAGATTCCGGGAATTATGATTTTACAGGAAATAGAATTGGTAATGATTTTTATAATAACACAATTAAAAATGATTTTGTAAGTAACGACATTTTAAATGATTTTTATAATAATAGTCTGTATTCGGTCTTCAGGAAAAATAGTGTCTTAAATGGGTTTGAAGGAAATACAATCGGAGATTCTGGTAACACTATAACCTTTGAAAACAATCAAATTATGAATACCTTCAAAGGTAATAATGTACAGGGAGACTTTTGGAGTAATTACATTAAAACAAATTTTAAAGCAAACCAAACATTTGCCGAATTTGGTTATAACAATGTCGGTTATAGTTTTTTTGCAAATAATATGAGTGGACAAACAATCAGTAACAATATCGGAGATTATTTTGAATCTAATAATTGTTACGGTTCATTTTCATATAACACAATAGGGACTAGTTTTTCTAGTAATGATGTCCAAGATGGTTTTGGTTTCGGTGGAGGTACATACAGAGGAAATGTGATTGGTAATAATTTCAATAGTAATGACATCGGAGAATATTTTTACGATAATACTATTGGAGATAATTTTACTAATAATACTATTGTAGATTATTTCCAAATGAACAGAATATGTAATAGTGTTATCTCTATTGATTTTTCAGAATCAACTCACGTATACGGATTTTATAATTGCGAAATCTTTACAGGGTCAGGTGGTGGACAAAGACTATCATATTACGACTCAAGTGACGTACTAAACATAACAAACATAACAGCATAAAAATGGCAACAAAATACATAATAGATAATTTATCAGGTCAAACTATAGTTGGTAACCTTACAATTAATGGTAATATGACCGTAACAGGGATTACAAATAATAGAACTTATAAAGCATTATTAACTCAAACACCTATCATAGTTACAAATACCATAAATAATTTATATGGAAAATTTATTATAGGTGAAACTTATACAATTACAGACTATGTTTCAAATGATGATTTTAGTAATATTGCCGACGTACAAAGTGGTGTAATAAATCAAACTGGATGTGTGTTTATTGCCACGGGGGAGACCCCAAGTTATTGGGAAGATTTCTCAGAAATTACTTCGTCAGGTAATCTTTGTGTTTCAGTTCAGGAAAATACTTTGGGGTTTGAAATTAATTGGGGGAAGGTTTCTCCTGGAGATTACTATACTGGGGGAACTAACCCAATATCTGTAGACACATTCCCAAGAAATAATACAATTGTAAATACACAATCAAAATATATAGAACCTATTGACGAATTTATAATTCCTTTTGTTTCATTAGCAAATATTAATAATCCTGATAGTTTTATTGTATTATATAATAAAGGAGTGACTGATTTTACTAATGTTTTAGATTCATTATTTTATACACCAATAGAAATAGTCATTAAGGACTAATAATTAATTTAAAACAATTAAATAATATTATGAGAATAAATATTTTAACAGAGAATGATAAGGTAGAACAAGTTAGAGAAGCTTGGATAAATAAAAATGTAATGAAAATACCCTGCTCCCCAACAGGAGATAAACCAGCAACACATTGGTTTTGTACAATGGCAGGGTCTGAGGAACAAATGATGAAGATTTACAATAAAAAAAATTTATCTATAATGGAGTTAGAAATTGGACCAAAAGAATTTCTTAACAAATGGGGATTGAAAATCATAAGGTGATACGAAATTTTATAACTAAAGAAGAAGTTATAAAAATTTTAGATTGGGTAAATCTACTAGTATCAAATAAAGGAAAACCAAATCATCATTTATCTGAAATTACAAAAGATTTAAATGGTAAATCTACTATTATAGATATTTCAAACAATAGTCTCACAAACTATATTACAAATTTTCAATCAGTTAGTCAGGTTCTAAAAATAGAAGTTCCTGACTTTATTAATAGGATAATTGACAGAATATCACATACTATTAATATTCCGAAGGACAATATATTTTTACAAGTTGTTGATATGAACTCGGGGGGTAAGATAACACCCCATTATGACGCATCAATAGACGGATATATTAATTATAAATGTAACATTAGTGTTTTGTCGGAAGATTATCAAATTTTTATAGGTGAAGACACACTTAATATTTCTGAGACTGATTTATATTGTTTTGAAGCCTCATTATATAAACACTGGACAAATGAATTTAAATCACGACGAGTATTTTTAAGTTTTGGGTTTATTTTACCTTATGAGAATTTAGGTAGAGATGAAAACGACCCAAGAGTTAGATTAAGTCAAAGAATATATAAGTATTTCCAAAAGGTATAAATCATTTGTTTGGATATTTATTTTTAAATGCCGTCAGTAGTAATTTTAAAAAGTGATAATTTTTCAGGTGATGTTGCTAATATCACATTCTACCCATTAACGGGTGGTAGTATTGACATTGGTACACAAACAATCCCTTATGTTTATATTACAGATTATTATACAGGTACATATATTTTAAATTTCACAGAACAAAATCAAACTTGTGAATTAGTCATATCTGACACAACTACTACTACAACAACAATAGAACCTCCTCAAGAGTTAATTAGGGGATTATATTTAAATGATTTAAACACTATTGTTGGTAATTCTATTGAAGAAAATTTATTGTTTAATTGGGTATCAGGATGGGGAATAAATGAGGTTTATTGTTATGACCTATCATCAATACTATCCACAAACCAAGGTAAGACCAACATGAAGTTATTTAATACTACAATTAGAACTTATGGTGTTGATAAGATTGCGGGTATTGGTGGAAGTAGTAACAGATTAATCGGTAATGTGAGTAATTCAAGAGTTACTTATAATAATGAGTGTGATAATGACTTACAAAAATTTGATATATTAAATTTTGAAAATGAGTTTTGGAATTATAATGGTGATGCACCATACATTAACCCAGGTCCTAATTTACAAATAAGATGGGATAACGGAACATCAGATGATTGGAAATCTGAGAATGAATTAATTTATTCATACGGACAAACAAACAACATCCCAACTGATTTTTATATGGGGCTATTAAGAGATGGTAAAAATTTACCCCCAACCCCTCCATTAAATCAAAAGGTATCACCAATTGAAATTGTTGAGAACTTGGTGATGAATACTACAAGGATTTTAATTGATTGTTACTTAACTACAGATGATTTCACAGGAACAACAGACGCTGGATTTTTAGATTTGGTTGATAGATTGTCAATGATTGGAACCGCATCAACTGCAAATTCCAAAGTTATGGATATTGTGGTTTTATTTAATGGTAAGGATGAATTTATGAAATCATATTTCGTAAATAACACATTTGATTCTGCATACTACAATGTTCTATCTTCTTTTGAATCTTCATCATTTATAGGTAAAGAAGGTATTAATCTAACAGGATATATGATATATGGTTACCAACAAGTTAAGGATATCCAACCAATTGTTAGTACCTTATTGTTAGGTAGACAAGTATCAGTAGATATTAGAGATAGAAATTTTTTAATAAAAGATAAGATAATAGTATCCCCAAAAAAAATAACATCAAAATATTGGGCAGATAATGAATGGTGGGGAAACCAAGGAAACACACCACAATGTGTGGGTTACGCTTGGGCTCATTGGATTGAGGATGGTCCTGTAACTCATGGAGGTATTGCTCCAATAATACACCCAACTTTAATATATAAAGAGGCTCAGAAACTTGATGAGTGGATTGGTGAAAACTATGATGGGACATCTGTTAGAGGGGCTGCAAAATATTTACAAAAAAATAAAAAAATTGGTAACTACTATTGGGCGTATGATGTTAATACTTTGATTAATACGGTACTAAATGTAGGACCTGTTGTTGTTGGGACTTATTGGTATTTAAGAATGTTTTATCCTGATAGAAATGGTTTGATTAGAATTGGAGGTCCGATAGTTGGGGGTCACGCATATGTTATTAATGGCGTAGATGTAAATAAGAAACTATTTAGAATTAAGAACAGTTGGGGAAGAAGATGGGGGGCTAATGGTTCAGCATACATATCTTTTAACGATATGAACACTTTAATAAAAATGGGTGGTGAAATTTGTTTGGCCACGGAAAATAGATTTTAATAAATGTCACAATACGTAGAAATATCCGATAGTAACTATAGTGGTCAGACTGCATTAGTGACATTTAATGCCTTAGAGGGGGGAGTTTATGATTTAGGAGAACAGGTTGTTCCTTTTACATTCTATGGAGATTCAATATCACCTGGATTTTCGGTGTATGGTGAGTATGTTTTATATTATGTCAGATTCTATAAAACATGTTCCATAAGTGTTTTACCAACCACAACTACAACCACTATTCCAATCACAACTACTACAACAATACCTGTAACAACCACTACGACATTAGAACCGATTGTTTGTGATATTGATTATGAATTAAATTTTGTCCCACAAAATACTGAAGTTGAGTTAACCTCAGTGGTTAGTCCAGGTTCTGTTATCGTTGAATACAATTTAACTTCAAATAATGAATTAGAGTATGATTTAGAAGTTTCATTCACCCAAAGATTGGGGGTGTTAATTGGGGATGATATTATAATAAATTCATCTGTCACAATTTATAAAGGAAACCTTACAGGAACTACGTTAATAAATCTTGATTATGATTATAACAATTTAAACGATACGTCAGAATTTACTAATTTATTGTTTAATCCATTAGATATTAATATTGGGTTTATATTTTCTTCAGATACCGTTTTTACTCCCCAAGTAACCTTAACTCCTACACCATCAGTTACTGAAACTAGCACTCCTACTCCTACACCATCAGTTACTGAAACTAGCACTCCTACTCCTACACCATCAGTTACTGAAACTAGTACACCCACACCTACTCCATCAGTTACTGAAACTAGTACTCCTACACCTACTCCATCAGTTACTGAAACTAGTACACCTACACCTACCCCATCAGTTACTGAAACTAGTACACCTACACCTACCCCATCAGTTACTGAAACTAGTACGCCCACTCCTACACCTACCCCATCAGTTACTGAAACTAGTACGCCCACTCCTACACCTACCCCATCAGTTACTGAAACTAGTACACCTACACCTACCCCATCAGCAAGTGAAATACCTATAAGTGATAACTTTACTTGGTCATTTGACGACCAAACAGGTTCTGAATTAAATACATATGTAATCTTGCTGAATGGTTCTACAGTCGTTAATACAAACCGTAGTGGTGCAGGTTCATTTAAAGTTTCGGATAAAAATGGCATTAGAATTATTTTAACAATTAATGATGGGGTTTCAGCAACATCCCAACTTGATGAAGACGGTAGTTTAATATATGATGAAACTTCTGGAAGAATCCCTGAAACTTTAGATAGTGGGGTTATAAGTATAGTTGGTGGGTCAATTTATGTTGCTACCGGAATTATAACTACCAAATAAAATATATAATAATATGGGAACGATAATTACATTAAAGAGTCAAAATTTTTCAGGTGATGTTGCAAATATTACTTTCCATCCTTTAAGCGGGGGAACTTCTGTTAACTTAGGAAATCATTTAATACCATATAGTTTTGAATCGGACTATTATTTAGGGACTTATGACCTTTTTTTCTTGGATAAAAACCAAAATTGTGAACTCATAATTGAGCCCACAACAACAACTACGACAGAACCACCAACCTTCACTTATTTCACCAGTGCTAGAAGTTGTGAGGTCTGCACTCCAACAGAATGTAGTCAATTTTTATCTCAAAGCACGGGTGGTTATATGTTTAATTTTATAACAACAGAACCTATTACATTACCTATCTTGTTAACAATTGACGGATGTTGTATGTTTATTGACGTAACAATGGAAATTATAGTTCCTGGATACTCAACATTTAATGTTGACCAAACTCAAATACAATCAGTTAATGGGACAATTTCTGAAGCATGTCCCCAATGTAATAATTAAAAAATAATATTTATATTTTACTACTTTAGTTTAAGTTTTTAAAAAACTATAGTTATGAAAATTTTTATACAGATTGCGTCATATCGTGACCCGCAACTTATTCCAACAATTAAATCTGCTATTGAAAACGCCAAAAACCCAAAGAATCTAAGATTCGGTATTGCTAGACAATTTCATCCCGACGATAAGTTTGATGATTTGTCAGAATATAAAAAAGATAGACGATTCAGAATTTTAGACATACCCCACAATGAATCTCAAGGAGCTTGTTGGGCGAGAAACTTAATCCAACAACTTTATAAAAAAGAAGAATATACACTTCAAATTGATTCTCATATGAGATTTGAAAAGAATTGGGATGAGATGTGTATTAATATGATTACCGACTTACAGGCTAAAGGTCATGAAAAACCTTTATTAACGGGATATGTTCCATCATTTGACCCTGATAACGACCCATCATCTCGTGTTAAAGAACCTTGGAGAATGGTGTTTGATAGGTTTATTCCTGAAGGAGCAATCTTCTTTTTACCTGAGGTAATACCTGGTCATAGAAATGTAAAAAGACCTGTTAATGCAAGATTTTATTCCGCACATTTTTGTTTCACGTTAGGTGAGTTCGCAAAAGAAGTCCAACATGACCCATTATACTATTTTCACGGGGAAGAGATTTCAATTGCGGTTAGAGCGTATACTCACGGATATGATTTATTCCACCCTCATAAAATTGTTTGTTGGCACGAATACACAAGAAAGGGTAGAACAAAACAATGGGATGATGATAAAGCATGGGTAGAAAAAAATACCAAGTCACATAAAAGAAATAGACAATTATTCTCAATGGATGGTGAAATTTATAATCCTGAAGAATTTGGAACTTTTGGTTTTGGAACTGAAAGAACCTTAAAGGACTATGAAAAATATGCAGGTATTAGTTTCGGTAAGAGAGCAATTCAACAATACACAATCAATAAACAAGACCCACCAAATCCGTATAATTATGAAACTGAAGAAGAGTGGGAAAACAGTTTTAGTAGAGTGTTTAAACATTGTATTGATGTTGGATTTTCACAAGTACCTGAAACTGATTATGACTTTTGGGTGGTTGCATTCCATAATGAAAATAATGAAACCATTTTCCGTAAAGATGCCGACATCAATGAAATTAACAGAATGAAAATGGACCCAGATGGGTATTGTAAAGTATGGAGAGAATTCCAAACTGCTGACCAACCAAAGTATTGGGTTGTTTGGCCATACTCAAAATCTAAAGGGTGGTGTGATAGGATAACTGGAAATTTATAAAAAATGGAATACATTTCACAATTAGGTCAAGATAAGTTTATTGATGAATTTTTTGAAAAAAAACAAAACGGTTTTTTTATTGATATTGGTGCAAATGAAGGTGTTGAAATTTCAAACACTTATTTTTTGGAAAAAAATAGAAATTGGAAAGGAATATGTATTGAACCATTACCTATTGAATTTGAAAAACTTACTAAAAATCGGACATCAATTAATTTGAATTTATGTGTATCAGATTTTAATGGGGAAACTGATTTTACATACATTGAAGGATTTTCAAACATGCTTTCAGGAATTTCAGATAAGTACAATCAAAATCATAAAGAGAGGATATTACGTGAAGTAGACCACTATGGGGGTAAAATACATAATATTAATGTACCAGTTAGAACTTTAGAAAGTATATTAGATGAATATAATGTAACAGAAGTTGATTTTTGTTCAATAGATACTGAAGGTTCTGAGCTTAGTATTGTTAAGTCAATAAACTTTGATAAAACATTTATCAAAGTTTTTATAATTGAAAACAATTACCAAGAAAGTACAATTGAAGATTTTTTAAAAACTAAAGGATTCTTTTTATATAAAAAAATTGAGTGGGATGATGTTTTTGTAAATGAAAAATTAATAAAGAAAAAATATATGAAACATTTTTATAATACAATAGATAGTGAAGTTTGGTTTGACTATCAAAATGTATATAGTTACATGGTTAAAAAATTTCCATCAGGTAGTCATTTTGTAGAAGTTGGTTCTTGGAAGGGAATGAGCTCTTGTTACATGGCGGTGGAAATAATTAACTCTGAAAAAGAAATTAAATTTGATTGTGTTGATTTTTGGGAATACACACCAACCCAAAAGGATATCCATAGAAGTAGTTTTAATAATTTATATGAAATTTTTAAAAAGAATACTAGTCCGGTTTCTCACGTTATAAATGACATAAAGATGTTATCGCATGAGGCGTCAAAATTGTACTCTGATGGGACATTAGATTTTATTTATATTGATGGCGCTCACGATTATGACAATGTTAAATTAGATATTGAATCATGGTTTCCAAAATTAAAAATTGGGGGAATTATTGCAGGTCATAGTTATACTCACCCTCCCGTAAAAACAGCGGTTGATGAATTTTTTGGAATAAAAAATATTAAATTTATACATAATTCTTGGTCATTTGAGAAAACAAAATCTGAAATTGATAATAGAGAAGAAATTATTGAAGAAATAATTATTCCATTTGATTATGAAGAAGAATTAAAAAAAGTTAAAAATAACATATTAGTATCTGCGATATCTTTTGTTAACACAGTTAAGAAAGGGTCTGAAATATACACAACCTTTGCAAAAAGGTTAATTAAAGATGTTTTAACTAAAACCCCATACGACATAATGGTATCAACAAACGCCCCTGAATATTTTGAAGAGTACAGTGGTATTGATAGGGTTTTTATTAAACACGAACCATTATATTATCATAAAACTCATGTTGGGGCATTCAATCAATTATTAAAATTTTACGCAATAAAGGAAATCAATAAAAAATATGATTGGGTGTTGTATTTGGATTGTGACGCCGGACTTACTGAAAAAGTTAATGTTACAGACATTGACAATTATCTATCTTATTTGGACTCAATAAATTTTGATATGTCCGCATTAAGAACACAGGCAACCTATGAAGAATCGGAACGAGAGTATATTGCAACAAAAGATAAAAAGTCATTTCCAGTCCCACTGTTTAATAAAAAATTTATGTTTTACGGATTTAATGACAAATGGAGAGGTGCTAAATTACCCAGTGAACATATTTTACTAATAAAAAATAATGAAAAATTACCAGTTATGGCACACCATTTTGAAAATTTTTGTTCATGGTTTGAAACCCAAGAGCCAAATAATATTATAACCTTTGATATGGAAGCCTTTGAGATTGGTGTGTCGGCACATTTGGCGGGATTTAATATGGATGAAATGACATGGGGAAGACAATGTGAAATATTCAAAGTTGGGTTTAACTATAACAATTGGGAAAAAATTAAAGTCTAATGAAAAAAATTAAAATTTGTTCTAATTGGGATACTCCCCAAAATATGACTAAAAGACTCTTGGACCAATTCAAAACCTCAGATGAGGATATTTCTAATATTGAATTTGTTTATGATAATTCTTATGACTTAATAATATTCAGTAATTATATAACTGAAGATGTTATTGAAAATAAAGATGCTGTAATATTTTTTCATGAACCAACATGGACTGGAAATCACCAAAAAAATTTTTTAGGGTTTAAAAATTTAAAAATTTTTGGACATGATAAAAATAAATATAATTCAGAAAGCGAAGTTATTGAAACCCCATCACTCATGTTTTATGGAGGTAGAGGACCTCAATCAGAAGGATGGGAATTTTGGAATTTTAAAAATTTAACAAGTAAGGAGTTTAAAAAAAATAAAAAAATATCATCAATTGTTTCTAAATTGGGTAAAAATAATCACGGATATCCAAATGAATGCTTGTATATTGATAGATATAATTTAATTTATAGATTAAGTGAAAATTGTAATTTCATTGATTTTTTTGGATGGGAAGGGGATAAACCAAATTTAAAAGGGTTTATAAACGAAAAAAAAGAAGGAATTGTTGATTATAAATTTTCAATATGTATTGAAAACTCTAATGAAAAAAATTATATATCTGAAAAATTTTACGATTGTATTTTAACGGATACCATCCCAATCTATTTTGGTTGTAAAAATATTAAAGAAATATGGTCATACAACGGGTACATTTTATTAGATAGTATTACCGATTATCAAAAAATTGAAGATATACTTAATTACATTCATACAAATTGCGATTACCTTTATGATGTTATGTTACCTGAATTAAAAAAAATCAAAGAAGAGTATTTTAATAAAAATAATTTACTAAAGAAAATAAATGATATTGCCGGTAACATATGAGATTTAAAAGACCTATAACTCAAATAAGAATACATCATAGGAACTGTGGTTTTTTTTCAGATTTTTTAGTTATGTTATCCAACATTTATTATGTTAGGAATGAGTTATTTAATGATTTTCATATTGATTGGAGAACCTCACTATACTCATCAAATAATGAGAACATATATGATAAATATTTTTATCAACACAATGATGAAAACTGTAATTACAATAATGTTATAACTAATTTAACAGGGTATAATGCAATATTTGCAAATCATGTATTACATGAAGATGTGAGTGAAATTGAAATATATCGGTCATTATCATATGGTAATTTTTTAATGTATAATTACGGTCTACTTGAAGGTGAATTTTTTAAAAATTTTGATAGAAATTACTTCGGTGACCAAAAAATTTTAGGTATTCACAGACGGGGTACCGACCACGGACATCATGGTCAATTAATGTCTGACATAACATACTTAAATGAAATTAATAGAGAATTCAAAACAAATAATTACGATAAAATTTTTTTAATTACAGACCAATTAAGTTCGTTTGAATTCTTTAAAAAAGAACTTGGTAACTCATTAATTACCACCGACTCAACCATGTCGGATAGCTCATGTGGTGTTCATTACAGACACGATGTAAGTCCTGAAAAAATCGCCTACGATGCATTAAGAGATTCTTATTTGTTGTCATTAACTGATTATAAATTAGTGACAAGAAGTAACCTATCAACATTTGCTTTATTATGTAATTTACAAAAAGATAATTTTAGACTAATTGATAAACATATTTTTTACCGATAAAAAATAATAAGATGAAAAATTATAAAAATATATTTGACACAATATATAAAACTTGGGGATTTGGGGGCGGAGAGAGCCGTTCAGGGCCCGGAAGTACTTTACAGGAAACTGAAGTAATACGAGAAAAAATTAAAAATTTAGTTAAGTATAAACGAATTAAATCTGTCGTTGATTTACCTTGCGGCGATTTTAATTGGATGAAAGAAATTGTTGATTCTTTTGACTCGTACCACGGAGGGGACATTGTGGGCGAATTAATTGTTTCAAATATTGAGAAATATAAAACTAATAAAGTCCAATTTTCAGTAATTGATGTTCTTAATGATGAAATACCTAAAGCCGATTTATTAATAGTAAGGGATATTATTGGGCATTACCCAATTGAGGATGGTAAAAAGATAGTTGAAAAAATCATTAATTCAGGGTGTAAATACCTATTATCAACCACTTGGTATAATGTTTTAGACAGTAAATATTATTTAAAACACGAAAATAGTGATGTAGAATACGGTAGATTTTATCCCGTAAATTTAATGAGTGAGCCGTTTAATTTACCTGAACCTGAATTAATTATTGAGGAAGATGTTGTAGTTGATGGGTATAATTTAGGTAATCGTAAAACACTTGGGTTTTGGAATTTAGAAGATTTAAAAAATAGTAAGTCAAAGAACGAGATTCTTACATTAGTTACAGGTCTGTGGGATTTAAATCGGGATTCTTTATCTGAAGGATGGGCTAGACCATTTGAGGAACATTACATTAGAAAATTCAGAGAGTTACTTAAAACTCCACATAATTTAATAATTTATGGGGATAGAAATCTTGAGAAAATTGTTAAAGAGTTAAGGAAAGATTATAATACACAATTTATTTACCGAGATTTGGAATGGTTTAAAACCAACGACTATTTTGATAAAATACAAAAAATAAGAACTGATAAAAATTGGACTGGTTTATCAGGATGGCTCGGGGACTCAACTCAAGCTAAACTTGAAATGTACAACCCGTTGGTCATGTCAAAAATGTTTTTATTAAATGATGCTAAATTATTAAGTAAATTTAATACTAAAAACATTTATTGGGTTGATGCGGGAATAACTAATACTGTCAGTATTGATTATTTTACAGATGAATCAATACTAAATAAACTACCTGAAAAATTCTCAAAATTTTCATTTGTTTGTTTTCCTTACGATGCGGTTAATGAGATACACGGGTTCAAATACGACGCGATAAATAGATATTCTCAAAATAAAGTTAATAAAGTTGCGAGAGGGGGATTTTTTGGAGGAAATGTTGACACTATTAATGAAGTTAATTCAATCTATTATAGATTATTAATTGAAACGTTAAACGAGGGTTTAATGGGAACTGAAGAATCAATCTTCACTATTATGATATATCGTTATAATAAACTGATTGAGTACTCCGAAATTGATTCAAACGGATTGATTTATAAGTTTTTTGAAGATTTGAAGAATGACTCAATTGAAGTTAAAACTGAAACTACTACTACATTTTCACCCATACAAAAAATGTCTAAAGATTTGAAAGTCGGTTTATACGTCCTTACTTTTAATAGTCCGAAACAATTCAAAACTTTAATTGACTCAATGATACAATATGATAGTGACTTTATTAACAAATCTGAAAAGTATCTATTGGATAATTCTACGGACAAAACTACCAAAGTTGTGTATGATAAATTATGTGAGGAATATAATTTTACTTACATATCTAAAGGGGAGAATTTAGGTATTTGTGGTGGTAGACAGTACATTGCCGAACATTTTGATAAGACAAAATTAGATGCCTATTATTTCTTTGAGGACGATATGTTTTTTTACCCAAAAGAAAATGAGAAATGTAAAAACGGATTTGGTAGAATGGTAAAAAATTTATTTATAAAATCCAATGATATCTTGTCAATGAATTCTTTTGATTTCCTTAAATTAAATTTTTCAGAGTTTTATGGAGATAATACAACGCAATGGGCGTGGTATAATGTTCCACAATCTGTAAGGGAAAAATTTTGGCCAAATTATTCGCAGTTACCAAAAATGGGATTAGACCCAAACGCTCCTAAAACAAAATTTAATAATATTATGTGTTATCAGGATGTACCATATGCTGATGGTGAGATATATTATTGTAATTGGCCTCAATTGGTTAGTCGTGAAGGTAATAAAAAAATGTTTTTGGATACTACTTGGGCATACCCACACGAACAGACGTGGATGTCACATATGTACCAACTAACTAAAGAAGGTAAATTAAATCCTGGAATACTTTTATTAACACCTACGGAACATAATAGATTTGACCACTATGAAAGAGAATTAAGAAAAGAATCTTAATTGAATTTCGTAGTATTTATTGGTATGGAATTTTACATTAAAAAAGGAGCTACCCTACCATTATTAAAAATGCAAATTGTTAAAGATGGTAGAAGTGACTATCATAAATTTATGGATTTGATAGAAACTTCAACCATATTATTTTCAATGATTGATGCCGATACGGGAATACCAAAATTCCTATCTAAACCTGCAGGTTTTGTTTCTAAAAATTTTTTAAATGAGGCTGCTTCAACTGAATACTATGTTTATTATCAGTTTACGGCTAAAGACACAAATAAACCTGGTAGATATGAAGGTGAATTCCTCTTTAAAAATGAACAGGGAAATCTAATAGTTCCATTAAGAGAAAAACTTTACATTACAATTCAGGATAGTTTTATATCAGATAAGGCTTGTTGTTGATTTGACATTCTTTATTTAATATCTTAAATTTGCTTAAACGGTAAACTCCAAGATAGTTTGGAAGCCAATATACCAATTTAAAATTTATGATATCAAACGAAGAAATTGAGAATTTCCTGCAAGGAAATGATGATGAAAAATACATCATCGGGGTAGAATACGATTACGTCAAAGATTGTGTTTGGAAAATTATTGAAGACCCAATTCACGGTAAACAAATTAAAAAAGATACATTCATCCCATTTGCTTGGGTTGGTGACTTACGTGGATTAAACTTTTATCAATCATCAAAGGCATTACAAAAAGAAGCAATGACAAAACATAAAATTGTTATTGAAAAATTGCGCACTGACGGTAATGAAAGATTAGAAAAAGGATTGACGTTCATGGTTAAATCATTGAATGGATATCGTTCTCTTATTCAATTTTTTAGAGATGGGGGTGTTGACCCCTGGGGAGAAAAAACAAAAGGGTTAATCCTAATCCTCCCTCCTGTTGAACAATTCTTAGTTACAAAAGAGAAACGATTGTTCAAGGGGTTTGACGATTACAATAGTATCACGAGGTTTGTATTTGACTTAGAGACGACCGCATTAGAACCAAAGGATGGTCGTATTTTTATGATAGGGATGAAAACCAATAAAGGTTTTAGTCAGGTAATTGAGTGTTCAACTGAAGAACAAGAAAGAGAAGGTATCATCAAATTTTTTAACACAATAGATGAACTCAAACCAAGTATTATTGCATCTTACAACGGGTTTAACTTTGACTGGTTTTGGATATTTGAAAGAGCGAAAGCGTTAAAATTGGACATTAAAAAGGTTGCTAAAACCTTAAATGCTATGAATCCAATCAAACAATCTGAATCAATGTTAAAACTCGCAAACGAGGTTGAGAGGTTTAACCAAACCTCAATGTGGGGTTATAATGTTGTTGACACATTACATGCTGTTAGACGAGCTCAAGCAATCAATTCGTCTATTAAATCAGCGGGTTTGAAGTATATTACTCAATATATTAAAGCTGAAGCCCCTGACCGTGTATATATTGACCATACAGACATTGGTCCGTTTTATGCAAAAAAAGAAGAATATTGGTTGAACATCCAAAATGGTAAATATAAGAAAGTGGGGATTGACCCCACAATTGACGAAGCGTGTTCAAAACACACAAACGTATATATTAAGACAACGGGTGATGATTTGGTTGAGAGATATCTTGACGATGACTTGGAGGAAACTCTAACAGTTGACGAAGAATTTAATCAAGGTTCATTCCTACTTGCGTCTTTGGTTCCGACAACATATGAAAGAGTTTCCACTATGGGAACTGCGACATTATGGGAAATCCAAATGAGAGCTTGGTCATACAAACATAAATTAGCAATTCCTGCTAAAAATGAAAAGACAGAGTTTGTCGGGGGTTTATCACGATTACTAAAAGTAGGGTATTCAACAGATGTATTAAAACTTGACTTCTCGTCACTTTATCCGTCAATTCAGTTGGTTCACGATGTATTCCCAACCTGCGATATCACAGGGGCGATGAAAGGAATGTTAAATTACTTCCGTAACACTCGTATCAAGTATAAAAACTTGGCTAAGGAATATCAGGATATTGACAAAAAACAAGCAACATCTTATGACCGTAAGCAATTACCAATTAAGATTTTCATTAACTCAATGTTCGGTGCGTTGTCCGCTCCACAAGTATATCACTGGGGTGATATGTATATGGGTGAACAGATTACTTGTACAGGGAGACAATACTTACGTCAGATGTTACGTTTCTTTATGAAACGAGGATATACTCCTCTTGTATGTGATACGGATGGTATGAACTTCTCATTACCTGAAGGTGGTGTGGATGGTAGAACTTATATCGGTAAGGGTAACAATTGGTTGGTTAAAGAAGGTAAGGAATATAAAGGTTATGATGCTGATGTTGCTGAGTTTAACGATATGTTTATGAAAGGTGCTATGGGACTTGACTGTGATGGTACTTGGAAATCCTGTATGAACATTGCTCGTAAGAACTACGCAACAATGGAACACAACGGAAAGATTAAACTTACAGGTAACTCTATTAAAAGTAAGAAACTACCTTTATATATTGAGGATTTCTTGGATAAAGGAATTAAGATGTTGTTAGAAGGTAATGGCCAAGATTTTGTTGAGTGGTATTATGAATACTTAGAAAAGATTTATAACAAACAAATTCCACTTATGAAGATTGCCCAAAGAGCAAAGGTTAAATTATCTATTGACGATTATAACAAACGTTCAAAAGAAAAGACCAAAGCAGGTAATGAAATGTCACGTATGGCACATATGGAACTTGCAATTAGAGATGGTATTGCGGTTAGTTTGGGTGATGTAATATTCTATGTTAATAATGGTGTTAAAGCATCACACGGGGATGTCCAAAAAGTTAACCAACCTAAGAAGGGATGGTCGCAATCTGATTTGGATAATATGATGGAAGGGTATGGTAAAATACCTAATGAAATGGTTGAATCGTATGTAAAACTTAATTGTTATAGATTAAATCCTGCTGAATTAGAATCAAATCCTGATATGACAGGTGAATATAACGTAGCAAGAGCCGTAGTAACATTTAATAAACGCATTGAACCATTGTTAATTGTGTTTGGTGAAGAAGTAAGAAATAACCTTATTGTTACTGACCCTAAAGATAGAGGATTGTTTACTAAAGACCAATGTAAATTAATCAATGGTATCCCGTTTGAACCTGCAGACCAAGATAGTATTGAAGATTTGTTAACAATAACTGACCAAGAAAAGATATATTGGGAAAAACGAGGAATTAACCCTGAGTATATTTACGAATTAGCTGAGGAAGGGTGGGAAGAGATGGTCTAAGACTGTTTCAACCCATCTGACGACAAGATATACCAATTACCTACAGCAAATACTAGCTCAACGCTTGCCCCATTCTCAAGTTCCATTTCGTCAAATTGTTCATCAATTTTACCAAAATCAGGTAATAAAAGTACTCGTGTGAGTGCTTTTATTGTTATACGGTCATTCCTTGTTGAATTCAACTTGATTTTTGAAAAATTAATATTTTTAACAATAATTACACTTTCACCTGAACAATCATAATATGGTTCAGATACTAATGATACTTCAGAACTTGTGATAATTTGACCATTAATTATTCGGTCAATCGGTCTTGTTTTAATAATTGGCATAAATTAAATTACATAAATCTGACGAGGTGCTGCTCTGAATTTAAGAGACTTATTAAGATTTTCAGCAATTTGTGCTTCTCTTTCCATTACCTTCTCAGGTTTTAATCTTGTAAGTCTACCATCAGCCCCAATCAACTCATCAATTAGTTTAGTTTTTTCATCTTTTGCTTCAGTTGCTAAAGATGTATAATCTAAAGTTAATTCAGAATCTGGAGTTTTCAAGTTTCCACTGTATTTTCCTCGTACTCTTGCTAAAGTTTCTTTACAATATGCGACAAACCATCTTCTAACCCATTGTTTTGAAGGGTTATTTAAATCATCCCATGTAAGTTCTTCATAAGGAACATCATTAGGCGTTCTAATAATGTCAGGGTTTGCCTTTAAACAAGAATTTTTATCTTCAGGACCTACATCATAGTACCAATACCAAACTCTACCACCGGCAAACGTTGAACTACCAAAGTCAAATTTACCTCCAGGCGTATTCATTAAATGAACTGCTTTTTTACCATCGGGTAACGCTGTAACACGATATGTAAGTTCAGAAGCAATTATTCTCCTTTGGATGTTAATTTGTTGCATTCTTAACATCATATCAAATGCCGGCATTAAGAAATAAGACCCACTATAACCCAATTGTGCATATCCTCCAGGTCCTCCTATACCAGGTCCTCCCATACTACCAAAAGACCAAGGGTCAAATAAAAGATTTGTAAGTGTTGACGGAGTAAACCAAAGTAACTCATTGAGTTCTCTTCCCGCAGGTATTTCATAAATTTGTTGACCTTTAACTAATTCAATATAATCTTTCTTTAATACCCAATCACCTCCAGTTTGTAAACCAACAATTTTAGAATATGCGTAAGTATATCTTGTTTCGTAATCTAAGGTCCTGGTAACAAATGCTCTAGATAAAGATTGTTCATCTAAATTTAAATTATATAATGACGACCATTGAGATTCAGTTAGCCAATCTTGGATGTATTGGGAATAGTCATCAATAGAAAACTCTAAAAGAGAGTCCATTTGTTCATCTTCCAATTCAATACCTCTTAAAGGTGCACCAAGTAAATGTTTTACTTTTGTGAATAACTTATTTCTTTCAGGTTGTGATATTTTAGACATTGTTTTTTATTTTATAAATATCAATATCTAATTGAATTATTTATATTTTGAACAATCTTCTAAATCAAGAGATTCATTGGTTGAAAAACTATGTATTAGGGAACCTGATGGAAATACGTATGTCCCACTTGACACATCTAGTCCTGTATTTTTAAAAATTAAAACAACCTTATCAACAACGTTTACAAATACAAATAACGGAACTTTATATAGTTGAACTGATGAACTTCCTAAAATTTTTATTTTGCCTTCCTCTTCAATAATTCTTGTAAATGGTTTTACTTGAGCTTCTTTCGTTCCATCTTCTAAATCAATTGTACAATCTGTTCCGAATGCATCTTTTTTAAGACCCAATCCTGAAGTTAATTTACAGACATTTTCACCAAGATTTCTATCAATAATTTGTTTAGCTGCGGTCTCATTTCGTTTTCCAATACAGTCTGAATAAGTTAATATTTTCCCAATTTTTTTATTTATTTCAGTGTTAGGATTGAATACTGTTTGTCTTAAAGAATCTAAAGCCGTGAAAAAGGTCTCCAAATTCAGTAGATTTTCCTCGTAGGTTCCCCCAAACTTAATATTCTCTTTACCAACCGAAGTTAGATATGTGTTAACATATTTGACTAATAAACAAAGTGCGGTATATGATGACGTTAAGTTATTCAGTAAAGACCTGACAGTTTCTCCTTTAGATTTACGATACACACCACTCATATGAGTTCTGGTCTCATTGTGCCAATTGTTCGGAAATTGTTTTTTAAGTAGATTACTAATGTTTGAAACAACAATTGATTTAAGAGTTTTTTTACCACCCTTAATTTCTTGTGGGGTTAACTTATGTTGGAAAATTGTTGATTTAATTACCCCTAATTCTGAAGAACTACATCCTTCAGTAACAGGAATATCTAATAATGAAGAGTCATCTTGTTCTAATAACATTTCACTAACAAGTGACTCATTTATCTTGGTCTCAACTTTCATTTTGTATAATTGCTCAACAAAATCCCAATTAATTACATTCCAAAAGTTTTTAACATATTCATCTCTTTTATTTTTGTATTTCAAATAATAGGCATGTTCCCATAAATCCAATCCTAAAATAGGATACCCACCTCCTTTGAAGTCGTTCATTAATGGATTGTCTTGATTTGGACTTGATACAATTTTTAATTTATTTTGACTTGTTACAACTAACCAAACCCATCCTGAACCAAATCTTTCTTTAGCTACCTCATTAAATTTTTTCTTAAACAATGAAAAGTCACCAAAATCTTTATCAATTCTTGCGGAAACTAATCTTTTTGGTTTTTGTGGTTTTGGGGATAACATTTTCCAAAACAATGCGTGATTGTAGGCACCACCTGCGTTGTTTCTAACATCTTTACTAAACTTAGTTATTGATTGGACAATTTGTTCTAAATCTAAATCACCAAATTTTTTCTTACTTAACGCCGCGTTTAATTTGTCAACATACCCCTTATAATGTTTGTTATAATGAACATTCATTGTTTCGGGGTCAATAAAGGACTTTAAAGATGAATAAGAATATGGTAATTTTTCAATTCCAATTTTCTTCATTTCGGTCATTAAGAAATTCTCACTTATATTTTGAGTCTCCTCTTTAATTTGAGATTCTATTAACTGAATCTTATTTTCAATAGATTTCATACAGGACTAATTTATACTATATAAATAATCCTTTTTTTTAATTTTTCAATGTATTAATTGAATTCATTATTTCATACGCCATATCGGTTTTGTCCATATTATCCCCCATGACTGTTTCAAAGATATTTTTCTTACGAATTAAAATGTCATAAATTATCCCTTCAATTGTATTTTCAAAAATTGGGTAATACACTGATACACAATTTTTTTGACCATATCTGTAAGCCCTATCTTCAGCCTGTGAATGGTCTGAAGGTAAAAATGACAAGTCATTCATAATTACAGCTTCTCCTGCAGTTAAAGTTAACCCGACACCTGCTGCTTTTATATTACCACAAAAAACCATAACTTTTTCATCTTCTTGGAAATCGTCAACTGCTTTTTGTCTTGCTGGTTTGGTTGTTGTACCATCTAAATAAACTGCTTTTTTACCAAAATGTTCGTAAATTTTTCTTAATGGTTCAGTGAAATTACTGAATATTATAACTTTTTTACCCTGTTCAATAATGTTTTCGACAATCTCAATTGTGTGAGGAACTTTCTCTTCAGCAATTACTTGTCTAACTTTAGTTAATTTGGTAAACTGAACAGATACTGAATTTGATTCATTTTGTTTATTATACCAATCATAATATTCTCCCATTAATTCTTCATAAAATCGGGAGTATAGTCTTAAATAAATTGGAGTAATAATTTTATCGGGTAAATCTAACACGTCAGTTTTCAGTCTTCGTAAAACTTGTTTTGAAATCCTATCTCTCAATTCTTCTAAGTTTGACGCTCCTTGAACATTCCAAATCTTTCTTCCTTTACCAACACTAAATTGATATCCTTCACAATAACGGATAACATAGGCCATCCAATTTTGGGCGACGGGACTATCAATAATTCTTAAAAGGTTATAGTAATTAATTGGTCGGGAAGTAATTGGTGTCCCCGTTAACAACCATATTTTTTTAACTTTATCAGTTATGTCATTTATTAATTTAGTTCTTTGTGCCTGAACATTACTTATATAATGTGCTTCGTCAATAATCACCAAATCAAATTTAGATTTAAGAATTTGTGAATTTTCTTTATCCTTTGTGTCGTGAAAATTTTTAATGATATCATAATTTGAAATAACAAAATCTGACTCTTCATATTTCTTACCTTCACAAATATAGATTGACCTATCTGAATAATTTCTAATTTCTCTCTCCCAATTAAGTTTTAAAGATGCGGGACAAATAATCAATATTCTTTTAGCACCACTCTCTAACGCTGCAATAATTGTAGATGTGGTTTTACCTAATCCCATATCATCGGCTAAAATAAACTTGTCATAAGCGAGTAGTTTTTCTATTGCCTCTTTTTGGTGAGATAAAGGAGGTCGGTTTGAATACTTAGAGTAATCAACATTAACCTCATTAACTTTCTGTTCCTTTATGATTGCCACTTTTGGGACCCAAAAATCGTGAGATGTTTCACCACTGAATATTTTACCCCAAATATGATAGGATTTATCTTTTTCTACCAATAATTTTTCAACATAAATTTTATCAGGTTCGGAAATAAACGGGTTACTCTCAACTAATTTTTTGGCAAAATAGTTATCAATTTCAACCCACTTTTTGGCAACTTTAGGTTCTTTATTGTGGAAACTTAGAATATATTCAGCTTGAGCTCTTGTAGGGTAAAACTTTTTATTAACAGACTGTTGTTGTTTTAACCTAAGAATATAGTTATTCGCTCCTGAATAATTCTGAAGAATTTCAAGCGCTTCAACCTCTTTTATTTTAATTGAATTTTCTATCTTAAATAGTTTTGATAAAAGATAATACAAAATTGGATATTTATCAATAAGTGTATTACTATGGCTAATAATAAAGTTCCAATAACGAGATTAGGTAAATTTTTTGGGGAGTCCGATTTTGATTTAGAATTGGAAATGGGTAAAGAATGGCTTCACGGGGATATGAATTTTACTTGTGTTTTGTATAAAGTTGATAGATATAGAACTAATACCGATGATGTTTATGGAGAGACTGTTCAAGATGGAATTAAGTTTCATCCTCCAATTGAATTTAAGGCGTATGTTAAAATTTTGGGAACTGAGAACAAGTATTTAGGTAACTCTAAGATTGAACAACTTGAGCCAGGAACAATGCAATTAAGTGTATATATTAAAGATTTAGAAGAAATCGGTGTTGATATTGAATACGGAGATTACATTGGTTATTACGAAAAAGAAAATCGTATTAGATATTACACAGTTTCAAATGATGGAAGGGTTACTTCAGATAACAAACATAATTATGGAGGTTACAAACCGTATTATAGAACAATAGTATGTGCACCTGTAACTAATAACGAATTTAGAGGACTATAATATGCCATTCCCAAAACAAATTAAAAAAAATATTGATTTAATACCAAATAAAGTTGGTTTGGCGAGAAGAAAAGAAATGCTTCAAGAAATTGAACAGGATGGTACATTCTTACCAAAATCAGTATTACATGCCGATTTAGATAGAGGATTTTTAGATTTCGTTAAAGAAAATTTAGGGTTTAGTGTTGAAGGAAAACAAGTCCCTGTTGTTGATATAATTGTTACTACACAGAATTGGGCTCAGTTTACACAAACTTGGAAATTCCAAGATTTGGATAAAAATGCCTCACCTCCATTTGTAACTGCAATTCGTTCAAATGATATGAAGTATGGCTCAAATCCTTCATTACAATATACGATACCTGTTCGTAGAGAATTTTTTTACGCATATGTCCCAAGTTTTGACGGGCAAAGAACTACAGTTGACGTTTATCAAATTCCTCAACCAATTCCTGTAGATATCAAATATACTTTAAAATTTATTTGTAATAGGGTTAGGGAAATTAATCAATTAAATAAAACTGTACTACAAAATTTTTCTTCAAGACAAGCATATACTCGTGTTAAAGGACACTATATTCCAATTATTTGGGATAATGTTTCCGATGAGTCAGTTATGGAAATTGAAAAAAGAAAATACTATATAGTTTCTTATGATTTCACTATGTTAGGATTTTTAATTGATGAAGAAGAATTCGTAATTAAACCAGGTATAACAAGAAATCTACAATTGTTAGAGGCTTCAGGAGGTAGGGCTAGAAGACAACCAAGAAAACCTCCATTTAATACTGATAAATTTTACGAAAATATTTTATTCAATCCAGGAATTACAATATTATCTGATAAATTCAATGAAAAGGTAAATTTAAAATTAATTTCAAGTTACAACATTGCAAACTATGAAATTTGGATTAATAACCTATACTATGGTTCAAATAGCAATTACATCCAAGTAAATTCGGGAGATTCAGTTAGATTTGAAATTACGAAAAAAGATGATAACTTGGAATCTAAATTAGGTTTCCAAAATATCTTAGTTTAATTTTCTCCGTAAACATCTTTCACTTCTTTACACTCTTTCATAATCAACTCTTCTAAAAATCGGTATACTTTATATCCTTTCTTATCACAATATTTTCTTAGCAGTGAGTGAGATTCCTCAGATATTTTAATGTTCTTGATATTCTTAGACATAGGTAGAAAAAAGGCAGAATAAAGTCTGCCAATTTATAAATATGTTTAACAAAGTAAAGTTTTTTGAGGAAATTACAAATATTTATATAAAAATAAATTTAAGAAAGAAAAAAAAGTAATGGCAACAGCAAACAAAGTATTCGTTTCACCTGGTGTTTATACATCAGAAAGGGACTTGAGCTTTGTAACATCAAGCGTGGGTGTTACAACTTTGGGGTTAGTTGGGGAAGCTACCAAAGGTCCGGCTTTTGAACCAATTTTCATCACAAACTATGATGAATTCCAAACTTATTTTGGTGGAACTACTCCTGAAAAATTTGTTAATACACAAATTCCAAAGTATGAAATGGCATATATTGCCAAAGCGTATCTACAACAATCAAATCAATTATTCGTAACAAGAGTATTAGGTTTGTCAGGTTATGATGCGGGACCATCATGGTCAATTAAAACCGTAGCCAATGTTGATTCATCAACTGTTGGTTACACCTATAGTTGCTCAACAACACCAAATTTCTCAGTTGACCCAGCAATCTGTGAAACTAATTGTGTGATAACAGGAACGAGTGAAATCTCAGTCGCATTTACAGGATGTAGTAACTTTATTTCACAATTATCATTTTTAGACAATTTCCCATCAGATATTGAAGCAAAGTATACAAATACCTACACACAATTTGATGGTGGAACTTCTACTTTACAAGATGATTTAAAATCATTTGTCCAAGGAATTTTATCTGATACAACTATGAGCGGTGATTCAATCGCGATTTGGGGTATTATACCTGGAGATGTTTACAACACTTACACAGGTGCAGGATTTACAAATGTAACTAACGTTATGGGGACTAGTGGAAACTCTTCGTATAACTGTAGTTTTACTTCACCGATTAATGACACATGGTATTATGGATTATTTGACCCAACGAGTGGTGAAAATTATTCAGGTTATTCTTTTGTTGTGGTTATTGAGAATTTGGAATTACTTCCAGTTACAACAACAACTACACCATCACCAACAGTTACTGTAACGTCAACTTACAATCCTTGTGATGTAACACCGACACCTACACCAACTGTTACTACTACACCAACAACACCTAATGTATGTTACTCAGGAACTATTCATGGTTATGTATTTAACATGTCAGGTTTAACTTATTCTGATTATCATGAATTAGTTGTTACAACAATGCGTTCAAGAGGTTTAACATTCTACACTGCAGATTCTAACGGACCATCTTATCAAGTAACAGGTTTAACTTCTGTTGGATTAGATTTTAGTGGTAGTTATGCGGCAGTTGAGCAAAACCCATTTGCGCCATTTGCAATTACAGGAACAACTATTGATAATACAAACTTTAATTTAAAAGTTAGTTTATCTGAAACTGATGCAACCGCAATTAATAAAGTATTAGGTTACGGAAACTTTACAAAACCAAGAACTGAAGTTCCTTTAATGTTAGAAGAAAATTATTCAACATTATTGACTTGGGCGTGGAGAAAAGGTTATATCCGTGGTTTAAGTTCTGAATTAGTTGCATTACCTGGATACAGACAAGATTATAACTCAGGAATATCAATCGCTTGGTATCTTGATAGATACCAAAGTCCATCATCTCCTTGGGTTGTATCTGAATTACGTGGTAATAATGTTTACAAATTGTTTAGATTTGTATCTATTGCTGATGGTAATTCTGCAAACTTCCAAGTTAAAATGTCAATTGCGAATATTTCATTTGCAAATGGAACATTTGATGTTATTGTAAGAAATTACTATGATACTGATGAATCACCTGTGGTTTTAGAGAAATTTACAAATTGTTCTATGGACCCATCATTAAACAACTATATCGCTAAAAAGATTGGTTCTTCTGATGGTGAGTTTGTATTAAACTCTAAGTACGTAATGGTTGAGGTTGATATTGACGCTCCTGTAGATGCACTTCCTTGTGGATTTGAAGGTTTCAAATCAAGAGAGTATGCAGGTGCTAAGACAGGTTTCCCAATCTATAAAACTAAATATGATTTCCCTGGTGAAGTATTATACAATCCTCCATTCGGTATAACAGATGGTAGTGATGTAGTAATCAGAAGTGGTGGAGATAATGTTAGAAGAACATACTTGGGTATTTCAGATACAATCGGATATGACGGTGACTATTTCCAATATAAAGGTAAACAAGGACCTCTTGACCCATGTGAAGATACAACTGGAGATGAATGGTCATTCGTATCTAAAGGTTTCCACATGGATAGTGGGGCAACCGTAGTTTTAATACCTTCAGGTTATACAACTTCAGGTGAATCAGCATTCCAAGTTGGGGCAGGTTCATTTAATTCTGAACCTACCAATAGTTCAAATCCATATTTCAGATTGTTCTCTCGTAAATTCAGTTTATTAGTTCAAGGTGGTTTTGACGGATGGGATATCTATCGTGAATCAAGAACTAACGGTGACTTATTCCAAGTAGGACAAAGAGGTTTCCTATATGGAGCTTGTGCGACCGCTCGTTATCCAAACGCATCAGGTGCGGGTATGTTTAAATTAATAACTGTAGGTGATAACACTCAAGATTGGGCGAATACTGACTACTACGCATACTTGTTAGGTATTAAGACATTTGCAAATCCTGAAGCTAACAACATTAATGTTTTCGCAACACCTGGTATTGATTGGTTAAACAACTCAAACTTAGTTGAAGAAGCGATTGAAATGATTGAATTTGACAGAGCTGACTCAATTTACGTATTGACAACCCCTGATATCAACTTGTTTGTCCCAACATTTACAGCGGATGATTTAATCTACCCTCAAGATGTTGTTGACTCATTAGAAGAGACAGGAATTGACTCTAACTATACAGCGACTTACTACCCTTGGGTATTGACTCGTGATACAGTTAACAATACACAAATCTACATCCCACCAACTGCGGAAGTTTGTAGAAACTTAGCGTTAACCGATAACATTGCGTTCCCTTGGTTCGCATCAGCGGGTTACACACGTGGTATTGTAAATGCTGTTAAAGCACGTAAGAAGTTAACTCAAGAAGATAGAGATACTCTATACAAAGGAAGAATTAACCCAATCGCAACTTTCTCAGACGTAGGAACTGTAATTTGGGGTAACAAAACTCTTCAAGTTAGAGAATCGGCTCTTGACAGATTGAACGTAAGAAGATTATTATTACAAGCTCGTAAGTTGATTTCGGCAGTCGCAGTTAGATTGTTGTTTGAACAAAACGACGCTAAGGTAAGACAAGATTTCTTAGACGCTGTTAATCCTATCTTAGACTCAATCAGAAGAGACAGAGGTTTATATGATTTCCGTGTAACTGTTTCATCTTCAGCTGAAGACTTGGACAGAAACCAATTAGTAGGTAAAATCTATGTTAAACCAACTAAATCTTTAGAGTTCATTGATATTGAATTCTTAATAACTCCAACAGGGGCATCATTTGACAATATCTAATATGAGATTGAATGATAAAAAATTGAACACCTTAATCCTCCGATTGCTGAGAGAATCAGCGTCGGAGGACGGTGTCCATAAGTTAAAATATTATGCATTTGATTGGGACGATAACCTTATGTATATGCCAACCGTAATTTATTTATTGGATGATAAAGGTAATGAAATAGGAATGTCAACCAAAGATTTTGCAAAGTATAGAAGTAAAATTGGTGAAGAACCTTTCCAATACGAGGGTAAAAAAATTGTTGGATATGCTGAAGACAAATATCGTGATTTTGGAACCGAAGGAGATTCAAAATTTTTAATTGATTCTTTGATTGCACCAGTAGGTCCTGCTTGGGATGATTTTGTAGAATGTATTAACGGAGGTTCAATTTTTTCAATTATTACCGCTCGTGGACACAATCCTGAAACTCTAAAAGAGGCGTGTTATGATTTAATATTGTCTGGTAGAGACGGATTGAATATGAAATCATTAGTAGATAGTTTAAGAAAATATCGTGACCTTTTTGATATGGAGGATATGGAGGATATTGAATTAATATGGGAGTATTTAGGACTATGTAAATTTCACCCAGTTACTTTCGGACAAGGTTCCGCGGCCAATCCCGAACATCTTAAAAAGATTGCATTTAGAGATTTTTTAAATTATTGTAGAGAACTGGCTAAAGAATTACATTTAAGAGCCATAATTAAAGACAAAATATCTAATAATTTTATACTAGATTTTCAGTTAGGAGTATCTGACGATGACCCAAAGAATGTTGAAATGTTTGATACTGAATTTGGAGATGAACCAGGAGTAAAAGTTTATTCTACTCAATCAGGAAATAAAAGAAAAATTAATTAATAAATTATTATTTAATACTGGAACTGGAACTAGTAGAAGTTTAGATTAAAAAAAACAAAAGTAAATAGAAAAAAATGCTAACCGCACTATTTATAAGTAATAAAACAAAATTAAAAATATAAAACAATGGCTGATTTACTGATGAAAATGCCGGTTCCTTACGAACCCAAAAGACAAAACAGATTCATTTTGAGATTCCCTTCATCTTTAGGGATTAATGAGTGGTTCGTGGAATCAACATCAAGACCAAATATAAAAATTAATTCAACTGAAATTCAATTTTTAAATACTTCAACATATGTTGCGGGTAGATTTACTTGGAATGAAATTAATGTTAAGTTCCGTGACCCAATCGGACCTTCTGCGGCTCAAGCTTTAATGGAATGGGTTCGTTTACATGCTGAATCTGTTACAGGACGTATGGGATACGCAGCTGGATATAAGAAAGATATTGATTTGGAATTGTTAGACCCAACAGGAGTTGTTGTTGAGAAATGGATTCTACAAGGAACTTTCTTAACAAATGTGAACTTTGATAGTTTGAATTACTCTCAAGACGCTTTGGCAACAATTTCGGCAAGTCTAAGACCTGACCGTTGTATCTTAGTATACTAAAATTTATTATTTATTAATAAAAATTTGTTCCATATACTTATGTGTATGGAACTTTTTTTTTCAGGTAATACCGAATTTGTATGTCCAACTTGTGGTAAAAAATTTGAAACACAAGAAGAATTTGATAATAGACATAACAAAAAAGAGAATAAGGATTGATTTATTTCCTTAACTATTTATTTTTTTAAAAAAAAATACTATGGACCAAACATCTCAATATGGACAAATGAATTTTAGTCTACCACATGATGTAGTACCACTACCATCAAAGGGTAAATTTTATGCAAATAAAAAGAAAAGTTTAAAGATTGGGTATTTAACCGCAGCCGACGAAAACATTTTAATGGGAGGGAGCACCAAAGAAGGATTAATGATGACTTTACTAAGAAATAAAATTTATGAACCAGACATCAGACCTGAAGAACTATTAAATGGTGATGTTGAGGCGATTATGGTCTTTCTAAGAAACACATCATTTGGTCCTCAATATAATATTAAAGCGACTGACCCTGAAACAGGAAAACAATTTAGTACTGAATTAATTTTGACTGAGTTATACACTAAAGATACTCAGGTTGAACCAAATGACGAAGGTTTTTTTGAAACGGTTTTACCAAAATCAGGTTCAAAAGTTCTATTAAGACCTCTTACTGCTGGTGATAGTGCTGAAATTGACAGGATTATTGATTCGTACCCAGCTGGTAGAGTTGCTCCAAGACAAACTTTAAGATTGTCAAAAATGATTGTTGAGATTGACGGAATTAGAAATAAGGAAGAACTTTCAAAATACATTGATAATATGCCAATTATGGATTCAAAACACATAAAGAATTTTATGCTTGAAAATGAACCAAGATTGGATTTAAGACAAACAGTTATAGCCCCGTCAGGAAAAGAGGTCGTCGTAGATATTCTCTTTGGGGTTGAGTTTTTTCGTCCTTTCTTCTGATTACTCACAGGGTAGAAACCTTGAATTTTATTATTTAGCAAAATTTCTTCATATATCGTATAGTGATTTTATGATAATGCCTATAAGCACTAGAAGATTTCTTTTGGATAAACTAGTAAGTGATAGCCGACAAGAGTAAATTTAGTTATTAAGGTATTTATTTAAAAAAAACTTATGTTACAAACAGGAGAATCAGGTGAAGCTGGTAAAACAGAAAAACTGCAAACAAAAGATTTAGCCGACCCGTTAACGGAAGCCGGTGAAAGTATGGCAACGTATTTTAAAAATGCGTTTAATCCTGCTGAAATTTTAAAGTCGTTTGCATCAATTTTTAGTCAATTAGAAGGACTTGCATCGTCGTTTAATAAAACGATGGGTGGAGGTGATATATACTCTCAAAAAATTAAACAAAATCTTATTGCGGGTAAAGAAGCGGCTGAAGAATATGGTTTTACATTCGCAGATATTGCGTCTTTACAACAAAAAATTACTGAACAGGAACAAACTAATTTTACATTACAGGGGGACCAATATGAAAGATTTTTAGTTCAAGCTGAGTTAACAAAGGGTATATCACAAACTGCAGTTCAGGCTGCGTCTAGTAATTACGAAACTTTTAAAAATTTAGGATTAACCGTTCAAGGAACACTAAAAAGTTCTGAAGATATTATACAATCGGCATCAAGATATGGTGTAAGTGCCAGTGCGGTATTTAAACAAATTAACGCAAATGCTTCTGAGTTAAATCTATTTAATTTTGATAATGGAGTTCAAGGAATGGCTAAAATGGCGACTGAATCAATTTTGTTTAAAGCTAATATGAAGACCACTTTGGATTTGGCAAACAATTTATTTGACCCTCAGAAGGCTCTTGATATGGCTGCGGGTCTACAAAGAATGGGGGTCCAAGTAACAGGAATGTTAGACCCAATATCTTTAATGAACATGGCTGAAAATGACCCTGCGGAGTTACAAAGAAATATTGTTGAGATATCAAAATCATTTATGGAATTTGATGAAAAACAACAAAGATTTGTTGTTATGCCAGGGGCTCAAAGACAGATTAGAGAAGTTGCAGCAACATTAGGTATACCGGCTAAAGAGTTGGAAAAAATGGGTAGAAATGCTTTTGAATTGGAAGCTAAAATGGGACAAATTAAATTTCCAAGTATTGATGAATTTGCAAGTGAGGAAGCTAGAACGATGGTTGCGAATATGGCTCAACTTAATGAGACAACTGGAAAATATGAAATTGAAGTTTATGATAAAGACCTAGGTTATAATGTTATTAAAGCTGTTGATGACCTTAAAAAAGATGATTTAAAGGGTGTTGAAAAAGCTCAACAAAACGCAAATAAAAGTACTGAGGAATTATTAAGAGATGCGAATGGACATTTAGCGAATATTTCAAACGCATTTAAAGCGGGAACAAGTAGAGTTCCGACCGCTTTGGCAGCATCAAAAGTTGCTCAGGATAAAGTGTCGTTTGCAGGGGGGTCTGTTGAACCTGTTGTTCAGACATTAATGGATGTTTTATATGGAGAAGAAGGGACAAAAGGTATTACAACTAAAATTAACTTGGCGAGTAAACAAATTGACCAAATGTTAGAGTCCCTCATCAAGGGTGAAACAACTTTGGCAGATGCTGGAAAAAAACTGACAGAGGTTATTAAAGAGATTGGGGCAAAAAAAATAGAAGATTTTAAAGAATTTTCAGATGTTTATGGGAAAAACCAACAGGAAGCATTCCAAAGCAATCCCGAATACGACACCCCGTTTCAAATTACTCCTGATATGATTAATGCCTTACAAAATTTTGTAAAATCTTTAATGAATGGTAGACAAGTTTCCGATGGTGTAATTAGTCCAGATGGTGGCTTAGTTGTAATGGGTGAAAAAGGAAGTTTTTTTGCTGATAAAGACGACTCAGTTTTATTATCTCCAAATATACCAACGGGTAGTTCTGATAATAAATCAGGGGGTCAAACCAATTCAACGGTTACTGCATCGGGTAAGGTTGAAATTGAACATAAGTTTAGTGGAGTTGAAGCGTGGTTTAAAGATTATATGTTATCCCAAGGGTTCTTGGCGGATTTCGTTCCAACTTTAGAAAAGTTTTTAACAAAAACGGAAGGTTAAAAATCATATAAAACTATATGAATAGTATTTATTAATGTATGCCGATAGATAGTCCATTATCATTTTTTAATACTGAAAATTTCAGGAATGGTTTAGTCGTAAGAAACTTACAACCATATACGATTGCGGGTTCTTATACTCCACCTGTTGCTCAACAAAATTTTGAATATGTTCAGAGTAATTTTTCAGTTATTGATTCACCTGATAGTTTAATTGCTGACCCACCCTCTAATTTAGTCCCACCCCAATATCATGGATTATATGTTTTAAATGAATATGGACCTGAAGGTGGATATGGTGTGACAATAACACAATCTTTACCTTTAGTTCAAAACGCTAATGCTGGCGAGTATGATGTTATGGACGCTTCACTTCCACAACAAAGTTTAGTGGGACAAGGGTGGCCAAATTATGCTCAAGTTACGGCAGAACAAAATATTCCTGCGTTAAATAAGTATTCATTTGACCAAGTGTTCTTGGAGGAGATAAATAACTTACAATTTGTCCCAACGTATTCATTTTACGCCAACCCAACACCTGTTAATTTTTTACCATCTTCATATTCTCCATATTCAATTCTTTTTGATAATACACCACAAGGAGATAATGGGTCACTTTCACAGGATAGTCAGTTGGCCCAACTTGGGGCGACCTTTTTAAGGGATGCGTTACAATATAGAGTAGATAGAGAAATTGAAAGAGCGACATTTGGTCGTGAGAATCTTTCAGAAGCTTTGAGTGACCCTGTCGCATTGGCACAAGTTGCAAGTGGTAGAATTCCTTTAATTGAAAAGAATTACTCAATTACAGTTCCTGAAAATCCTATTGATTTTGCAGCTAATTTCTTATTGAAGTTATCAGGAACATATTTTCCAGCATCTCCTATTCCTGGTGATTACTTTGATGAAGATATGGCTCAGTGGAGACCTACTGCTGCCAATCAAATTGTTTCCGCATTTGCGGGAGGTAGAGACCCAAGAACAATATTTGGAAGTTTAGATACTAATACAGATTATTCACAAGTATTTTTAAGTAATACAGGGCAAGGACAAAGGTCTGCGTTATTTAATAACATTGATTATAACAAATATAAGCCAAGATATAATAGAGGTTTAGCAAGAAATCTTGGTAGAGGTCTTTTAGAAATTATTGAAAGATTAACTGATGGGGAAGAAGCTCCACCGTCAGATTTTTATATTGGACAGAATAACTCAGACCCATCATCAATTTTCTCACCTCCAGGTCAATTACCTACAAATTCAGTTGGACAACAGGTTAAATCACCTGTTATTGGACCTGATGCGATGGGTAAGTTGTATGAGGGGGAAGACCAAGATTTTAAATTTGGTTTAAAAGGTAACCCAACAATTAATGCTGGAGGTATTGCTGGTGGTTTTGTTTGGACATCCCAAGGGTATAATAATCCTGGATTCGGAGCAAAAGTCGGAGGAGATTTTTCCTCAAGTCAAGACCCTGAATTTAATCAGATTAGTAGTCAATTTGATGGTAATTATAGTTCATCAAATGTTAATTTCAAAAATGGTAGTATATTAGATAATACTCAGAGATTATTAGACTCAACACCTGCAGGTACTGCTAGATTGGGACATGTCGGTAACGCAATTAATCAATTATCTAAAGTTTTCCATGACGGATATAGAGAGTTGACAAAAGGTTCAAGAGTTGTTAGTTATACGTATGATTCCGCGACAAACCAACATGGAGGGGGAGTAGAATATTGTAGAGTGTTTGCTAAAGATACTCCATACTATACTTATAATGATTTACAAAAGACAGACGGTATTACTACCTCTGGAAGAAAGTTCACATATTCAATAATTGATAATACATACAATTTAAATATTGCTCCGTTAAAAAATCCAGGGTCAACAAATATTGTTGATAATAAAGTTAAAAAGTATATGTTCTCAATTGAGAATTTAGCTTGGAGAACTTCAAACAGACCTGGATTTACGTATGATGATTTACCTGTTTGTGAGAGAGGACCTAATGGAGGTAGAGTTATGTGGTTTCCACCGTATGATTTATCATTTAATGAGACAATATCACCAAGGTTTGATAGTGTTGAAATTTTGGGAAGACCTGAGCCTGTTTATACTTATAGAAACACAACCCGTTCTGGTTCATTGAGTTGGAAAATGATTGTTGACCATCCTTCGGTATTGAATACAATCACTAATAAGATATTACAAAACGAGTCAAATGTTGAAAGAGTTAACTCAATTGTTGATTCATTTTTTGCAGGATGTTTAAAATATGACCTGTATGAATTAGCGAGAAGATTTACAACTATCCCAACAAGAGATTTATTTACTTATCAACAAATTATCACAAACCCATCTGTTAATGCTGACCAATTGGCTCAAGTTGGTGCTGAAGCGGGTATAAATACAACTAGTACTGATGAAGGGGTTATTGAAGGTGATGAGGGTATTAATGGTGGTGGAGGAGGAAACGGAACTGGAGGTTCTGAGACTAAACCTGAAACTAATAAAACGGACCCTGGTTCTGATTTAAACAATAAATATTTGAATTTAGGATGGTATTTTCATAACGATGTTCCACCACCACAACAAAAGGGTGTTGCTACGGCTAGTTATAGTTGGAAAACAGCATATAACAGCTATATTGGAATGAAATCAAAGTATAATACTAACGCACCTGCTGCAAATAGACAACAAGTTGCAAATACTTTTACGAATGTTGTTGAACATAATGCCACTATTGAAAAAGATTTTAGAAAAGATGTCGTATCAGTTTTAAATAATAATACAAATATTAAAACAATTACAATAACTTTAGTTGGAAGTGCGTCAAGACCTGCGACTATTCAATATAACGAGTGGTTATCTAAAAGAAGGATTGATTCTGTTTTACAATGGTTTAAAGAAGATACTACGGATTACGGTAAGGCCTTTCAAAAATTTATTGAAGATAAAAAAATTGTAATAAATCAAGAACCACAAGGTGAAGAGGCTGTTAATGTTGTTGCTAAGGAATTAGGGGCAACTAGTCCAAGTGTAAGTTGTAGTGACCAAGATTCTGCTAGTTCAAATAATAACTATAATACAATTTATTCTTACCAAGCGATGTGGTGTAGAAGAGTTGCAATTAAAGATATTAAAATTGAGACAGGTAATCCTTCAGGTGACCCAACAGGGGACCCAACAGGAGACCCAACAGGAGAGACTCCTCCTAATATTTTAAATAATATAGGTTCTAACACAGTTCCGAGTATAAATACTCCAGTTATTACACCACCAACAATTACAACAACACAAAAAATTAAAGACGGAATTTCCAAAAAAGTTTTAAGAGACTTATTATCTGAATGTGATTATTTTACCGCAATACAAGGTGAAAATCCTATGATATATGACTCAATAAAACAAAAATTAAAATATTTTACACCGGCTTTCCACTCAATGACCCCCGAAGGTCTTAACTCAAGATTAACATTCCTAAACCAATGTTCAAGACCTGGGGATACGATACCAACAATTGGGGCGGATGGAAAACCAAAATACAATGCCGCGACTAACACCGCTTTTGGTGCTCCTCCCGTATTGATATTAAGAATTGGTGATTTTTATAATACGAGAATAATCCCGACTTCAATTAATATTACTTATGAACCTGTATATGATTTTAATCCTGAGGGAATTGGTTTCCAACCTATGATTGCTAAAGTCACATTAGGATTTAACTTTGTTGGAGGTTCGGGATTGAAAGAACCAATTGATACATTACAAAATGCGTTGTCTTTTAATTATTATGCAAATACTGAAATATTTGATGAAAGGGCTGAATGGACTGATGACTCGTTCAAAAAATTAGATGAGGATTTGGTTAGACAAATATTAGAGGATAGAGGAGAACAATCAGGTTCAACAATTATTCAAAACGCGATTCAAAATAACGGAGGTGGATATATTGGAACTCAAGAAACAAGGGAGGAATTACCTGAATCAACAACAGGAGTTATCAACTATAAAGAATTCATGAATGGGTTCTCGGCATCTTGTCAAAATTATATTAATACTATAATTTCTAAACTTACCGATTTTAAAACACCCTATAACGGAACACTTATTCAAGTTTTTGGTTCTAAAAGAATATATTCTACGGGAACCGCAAGTTTACCTGATAGTTCGGCTAAAGTTGAAATTTTTGGTAAACCTGATGAAATTCAGGGAGAGATTGATTATTGGTTTGAAGATATTATTGCAAATGTTAGTAGTGAAGGGTTATCATGGCAGATTGCAATTGAAAATAGAGACGGAGGGGTATTATCTAGACGAGACCAACGAAGAGTATATCAAAATTTGACAACATATATTGAAAATTATAAAAATAATTTCACAGTAGATTTGAGTAGAGTAATACAGGAAATATTATCACCTCAAGAACAACTTGTCATTAATATGGAAAAGTCTGATTTTATTAGTTCTTTACACGACGGAAAAATTAATTCAGACCAATCCGTGGAAGTTTTAGACATTTCAGGTATTACTGAAAATAATGTAAATACATTTACAAAATTTGGTGAAGATTATCAATCTATAACTAATCTATTAAATGGTTTTCATAGTTCTTTAAAAGATGTTGGATTGATTCCTTCCGATAGTTTTGATGTTAATGGATTACTTGGATTTGAGTCACCAGTTACCCCCGGAGATGCTAAATTTATGGTAATTATGGACCCTATTTTTAGAGATGACGCTAAGAAACAAGAATTTTTGACAGAGGTAGTTAAAGGTACTTCAAATGAGGAAAGTGTTAAACTATTGATAGTAGATTATATTTTTACAAGATTTTATGATGTATATAAAAATAAAATATTGAATGTTGACACTATGATTAGTAATTGGAAGACAACATACGAACAACAGTATACAAAAATAGAAGGTGACACTAGTTTAGATAGGAAATTCACATATATCGTTAACACAAGTGCAAGTGAAGATTTACAAACCCAACTAAGGAATATATATTTAACAGGGAATAGTAATGATGATAAACAAACATTCAATGGTAAACACAAATTTAACTAATGGCTGAAAGCACCTACGATAGATATTCTACATTTTTAATTAATGGTCAACAGACGGTAGTACCTGGTATTAAGTTAAACTCTAAAGGTACTGATAAACGATATGTTTACATGGTTAATGTATCACGTTTGGATAAAATATCTCAGGAATATTATGGCTCTCCGTTATTTGGGTGGTTAATCTTACAAGCTAATCCTCAGTATGGGGGATTAGAGATGAATATCCCTAATAATGGATTATTGACAATACCATTTCCATTAATACCGTCATTACAAGATTATAAAGCTTTGTTAGATAACCATTTCTATTATTATGGTAGGTAAAGAAAAAAATATATTAGTTGAATTTGACTATGAAAACATTATCCTTGTTGACCCAAATAAAACTATTGATGAAGAAGGTAATGTTGGGGAAAGATTTTTACCCCCCGAAAATTTAGTTTGTTATGCAAATTTAGAATGTAATCTATTCCCAAGAACCCGACTTGCATTGGGTTTAAATGGGGCCGCAACAGGAGAACTTGTTAATATTGCGTCAATAAATTTCATGAAACCTGGTGGAGGTAGTTCATTAACGAATGAATTTTACGATGAGTTCACAGGTGAAAACACAATTAAAGGTGAGGGACTTAATCAACCATCAGAACAAGGTCAAAAGATTTCATCTACAGACAAACCAACGGAATTCTATTTTCAACAGCAAACTATAAATAATAAGGATACTGGATTACTCGGTATTCAAAGTATAACTATAACAAACAATTGGAACCAACCTACAGTAAGAATTAAATTCGTAGATATTAGAGGTAGGGCTCTTTTTGAAAAAGGAGAAAATTCTCCATATGCAACATTTTTTAATTTTCCATATCCTATTTTTTATTTAACGATAAAAGGTTATTTGGGACAGGCCGTTAAATTACAGTTAACTCTTAACAAATTTAATTGTAGTTTTAATTCAACAACGGGAAATTATGACATTGATACTGAATTTCAGGCGTTTAAATATAATATTTTAACAAGTATTATGATGTCCCATGCTTTGGCGACACCATATATGTATAATAAAAAATATACTGTAACCCCAACAATTACTAATAGCTTAGCTAAATTAGGTACTAATGTTTTAACATTAAATGAGGCAAAGGGGTTACAAAAAATAAAAGAAGTATATTCTGAATACAAGGCTAAGAATTTAATACCTACGGATTTTCCTGAGATTACAATGCAGGAAATGATAGAGAGATTAACAAGATTAGAATCTTATATTTTAAAATCATTTGGTCAACAAGATTTAAGTCCACTTACAGATACTGACAAGTATAAAAGATTAGTTCAAGAGTATGAAGGGGATATCCAAACATACGTTGGTGGTAATAGTTGGTTTAACAAATATTGTGACCAAAATACATATTGGATTTTAAAGGACAGAGATATTAAAGTTTACCAACTTAGACCTGAATATGCATTTGGTGGTGGAATTCTTGAGGCGGTTAAAGATTTAGATACAAGATTAAAAACAAACAAAGATAAATTATTACTGAATAAAACATTTGGTGGGACCGGTGAGATTTTAATTGATGGTAAAAAAATTGTAACTAAAATAAATCCAACAGGTATTAGTATTGATGATTTTTTAAGAAATTCTAAAAGTGAAAACGATATTAATTTTCAAAAAACATACGAGGAAAGGACAGGTAAAGTTGCTACTGCAAATGATATTGCCAAATTAAGAATTGAGTATAATACTCAGGTTTTATTACCTTTGAAGGCTTTAATTCAGACAACATTAGAAGGTGGTGGTAATAATCAAAGTAGTCAACAATCACAACAACAAGATGGTGGAGGTAAAAAAGAAATTACTATTGAATTAGAAAAATATGGAATAAAACCAGAATCAACCCCTTTATTTATAATTGAAGGTGATAATATAAATTCATTTGAAAGTTATATTAAAAAAATATACGCCCAAATTGATGAAAAAAAGAAAACAATTGACGACGCTTTAAATGCTGCACTTGCTGAAAAAATAGGTAAATCTGAAGAAGGATTAGGTTTCCAACCGACAATAAGAAATGTATTAGCGGTTATTATGGCGAGTACTGAAGGATTTATCAGATTAATGGAAGATGTTCACGAATCGGCATGGAACCAAAGACAAAACAAATATAGGTTAGCTGCGGTATTAGGGGATGATAAAACGGCCCCATCTCCTGACTCAAAAGATTCAGTTAGGGGTGCTGATGGTAATTTAATACCTGTATATCCTTGGCCTCATTATTATGTTGAAACTAATAGTGATAAGGGTGAAAAATTTGAATTAAGATACCCTGGTGATAGTTCAGTAAAGTCAAAAACTAAGGGATATATATATCAATATTGGCCTGAAGTTGAATTTGTTGAAGAATATTTAAAGGGTAGATTACAAATTGACACCCCACCAAATAATCCTCAAATTGTTGGTAATAATGCTGAATTGATTAATAGAGCTTCATACAATGCTATTGAATACGAACTATCAAATGTTATAATGGCAAATAAAGAGGAGGTTAAATTCTTTTATGAGATGTATGAAAGAATGATGTTACCTTTTTATTATCAGAGGTTTAATAAACCATCATTTATTTCATCCCAATCCTATTTACCAATTGGAGATGCTGAGTTCATTAATTTACAAAAATCTTTGGGAGCTGGTTCTCCATATTTAATACAGAAAATTAAAGAATATAACTTAAACTCTAATGTGTATTTGAATTTCTTAGCAGGAATTTCAAATAACGGAGTTGGACAAAGTTGGCAAAATTATATTAGAGGGTATTTCAATACTCCATATATTAAAGCTAAAGTTGAGAGTCCATTTGTTATATATGATTTTGAATCCTTTAATACTAAAGTTTCAGTTGAATCTCCTGTTACTGAAGATAAAATCTCGGTTTACTTACAATCAACACAGAACAACGAAAAAAATATTGTAGATGTTTTTCCATTTGCAATTAATGGGTGGAATAGGAATCAAATGAGTTATGGTATTGGTTCAACAAACGAATCAATAATGAACACCTCAAAAACGTTATTTTTATACGATACAAAAAATTTGGTAGCTAATTTTAACAATCAGAATTTTGCATCTGCCGATAAGGTAAAACCTGTTACTAACTTCTTATATTTAAGCGAAGCGGGTCCAATACAACCTGATGTTTTAGATTTTAAAAATTTCTATAGAAAATTTACGGATAGTAGAAAAATGTTTACAACTCAAGGAGCTGTAGAATACTCAAACTATAATGGTGGGTTATCAGGTAGTCAAACTACGTCAATAATTAACACACCTTATTTTGTAAATGCCATTTCAAAAGGGGTGGAAAAGTGGCAATTAGGGGATGCTCATCCTTATAAAGCAGCTGCGTATCTTTTCCTAAACTCATTACCAATTGCAACCCTAAGGGAAAAATACCGTTCAAGAGAAAATGGGGTGGAAACCTCACTTGATTACATTTTTGCGGGTATGACTAAATTTGGAGGATTACATAAAGTACCATACGCCTTTATATTAAAAATTGGTTCAGTTTGGAACAGATATAAAACATTTATTGAAACTGGAGTTGATTTTCTTGATGAAGTTTGGGATGATATTGATGTAAATAATATGTACGACCCAATTGGTAATAATCCACAAACAACTTATCAATTTAATTATGGTTCAGGATTAAGAAAAATACAACTACAAACAACGCAAGAAATTAATGGGGTTGATACAACAATTATGAATGTTGGGTTTTATCCTAAATTGATTAATGATATTTCGTTATTTACAACAGGTCTTAATTTTTTAACAAATTACTCAAGTCAAGAAATTAATCAAAAAATACAAAGTGGAGATATAAGTGTTACCTATATGAATAATGACGGGGCCTCATTTACACTACCTGCGGGATATGATGATACTTTACCTAACCAAGCTTTAACTTTTAATAGTTGGTCGGTAATTTTTAAAGACAATAATAGTGGAAGAAGTTATGTTGTTCCATCTGTTGGTGGACAACTTAATCAGGCTAAATATGATTGTTTAAATACACAATTAAATAAAGCTAAAAATAGTATACCAAACAATAGTTCGGTTTTTAATGGGTCGGCTAGAATGTTTTGGGCGGTGTCTCAATATGGGTATTTTAATAATAATTTAATTACAAAACCGACACCAAAACAATGGATGAAAAAAATTAATAGTGATTCTGAAGACCAAATGGCTTTCCATTTGTCAAATCAATATTCATCAATTGAAGATTTATTTGGAACATTCTCTAAAGAAGAATTGGACCAATTTGAAAACCACTTTTTAAATTTTAGTAAATCTGAATGGGAGTTTCAAATATTAAAAAAACAAGAGACCAGTGTTGACACACAAGGAGTATTTAATGGAAATCAAGAAAATATTACGGTTAGTGAAGTCACTATTAGACAAACTATTAATAGAATACAAAATGTACCAAATAAAGAATATTTAAATTTCCAATTATTATTTAAAGAATTATTTGGATTTAATGGGTCAACAAACCCCAACGAGTTATTGAAATTTTCAGAAAACTATAATACTCAGCTAAACAATTTTTTCACTAATTTCCAAGGGTTCATGAATTATGAAAAATTCATAAAAATTGGAAATCCATCAAAATATGATAAAAGAGTATTTTATAGTTTTGCTTTGTCAACTGAGTTCTTTATTGAAGAACCATATACTTTTGGACAATATGAAATTGGTTCTTTACCATCATTGAATGATACCACTACCTTAGCTCAATCCCAAGCATCTTTTCCTGAAACATGGAAAAAATTACAAATTTATGTTGGGTTTTCTGATTACCCTGGTATGGCATATAGTAATAATTTTTCATATATAACTGATTTCTTTGTTGATAATAATGTGAGATTTTCTGAGGAAAATATTGAAATACTTGCACCACTTATCAAAATGTACGCAACGCAAAAACGTAATAACTCAATTTATAACGGTACAACATTCTTGGCAGATATTAGAAGTTATCTTAGAGAAACTCAAAATTATATGAATGTTGTGTTAAATTATTACTTGTTAAAAGCTAGAAATGAATTACCTAATGTTTCTGAAGTAAATGAAGCAACCCCTAAAGTTTCATATGATGGGGACCAAATGAAATTTTTATTATATGATGATTTTAAGGCATTAAATGATACTTGGATTGCGGGTAATGATTATAGTGAAACTACATTATTTGAGGATTTTCTATTTTTAGATAGAGCGAGTAGGGATATTGGTGACAAAATAATTGTGAATCCGTTTGAATTAAAAAACATGTTTAAGAATTTAAATAAATCGGCAAGTACTTTCACATTTATTAATGGTATAATTATGGGACATAATATGTATACCATGATGATGCCTCAGTGGATTAATTTTTATAATGCTGATGAAGTTGCAACTCAAGACATACCAAGAGTAGATTCCACTTTAGAATTTGGAAATCAATTGTTTGGTACTTTTATGTCGGTAGATACCCGAAAAAGTTCACCAAAATTATTATGTATCTATAATGATACAAAATCTACGTATTTAGATATGGGTAATAATGATGATTACCGATATAAGTCAGATACATTTGAATTACGAAGAGCGTCAGACAATCCTTTAATTGAGACATTACAGGGTAAGACGGATTATGCGAAATCAAATAGAGTAGTTGGGTTTAATGTTGACATTGGAATACGAAACCAAAATATATTCTCAACCTTTAATGTTAGTACTAATCCTGCTAAGATGACTAAAGAGGCTGCGGCAGCTCTTGACCAACAGATTAATCAGGCTTCAGGTAGAAAAACTATAACTCAAAATACGTCTCTTTGGAATTTTTATAGAAGTAGAAGTTATGAATGTTCGGTAACTTGTTTAGGTAATGCATTAATACAACCATTAATGTATTTTAACTTGAGACACGTTCCTATGTTTAATGGAACATATATGATTACTAAAGTTGAACACCAAATAAGTCCTGGTTCATTTAAAACCACTTTTGCTGGTAGTAGACAATCAATGTTCTCAATGCCACCAATTGATTCTTATGTTCAGGGTGCGATTAGGGAAATACTAGAAGATATTGTTGAAACAAGAAAACAAGAGGAAAATGCTGCGTCACAGATTAATAATCTCTCCAATAGTACTCAGGGTATTATTACGACAACAACAACTGCTGCCAATAATATAGACGGCTCAACAAAACCAATTACTCAAGAAATTAGTAATACTGCCTCAAATAATGTTAATTGTGGTAATTTACTTAGTTCAAAGTTTAAAAATTATATATTTACTGGAGCTTCACAAACACAAGAACTTACACCTTCTATGTTACAACAAAAATTATCAGTTATAACAAATGAAAATGTTAGATGGTTAGTTTATAACACTATTTATGATTCAGAATCAAATGGAGCAAAAGGGTTTAATTATAATATAGGTAAGGTAAGATTAAATAGAGATTGGGGAGGAAATTTAGGTACCTTCTTTAATGAAACATATTATTGTCAACAAGATAGTAAGGGGAACTCAATACCAATGGCATCTTTTGAAAGTTATGATAAGGCAATACAAATGATGGCAGCCTATTATAGTAATAGTGGTGGTAATTTAATAATACCTACAGAATCTCAAATTCAAAGCGGGGAAATACCTGACGATTTCATAAATAATACTTTTTCAGAATATTCCAGGTTATGGCTGTCTATGACAGATAATCAGATTGATTCTTTTAAGAGAGATAATAAAGATGTTTGGAATTTGTTTAAAAATGAAATTAAATCCGCATTAAAAAATGCTAAAGCATCAAGAGTTCTGTAATTTCAGATAATCAGTATATTTATATAAAAAAACAAAGTTATGAGCTTACAATTAATTTTAGACAATTATCTTGGTAAAAGAACAAGATATTCAGAAAAAGATGCTGGAAACGGGTTCAAAGAGGTATGTGATTTAGACAGTGGAGATTGTTACACTGTTAGAATGAAAGATGGACTTATTGAAAGAGTAGATAACACAATGAGTGTTAATAAGAAAGTTAATGTTGAAACTCCAAACGGAATTAAAAGATTATTAAACGGATAATAAAATGGCAATTGATAAAAAAATCATTTCTGAAATTAAGAGATACAGAAGTATTAATCAATACTTAAATGAACAAGATGCTCTTCCACCTATAGAAGAGCCAATTCCTGGTGTAGGTGAAACACCACCAATTGGAGATACTGCAACACCACCTGCGGACCCAACTTTAGCCGGACCACCCGCACCTGCGGAACCTCAAGTTATTGATGTTGAGACAGATTCTGAAGTGGAAAAAATTGATGACTCAGGTAAATCAGAAGAGGAAATGGATTCTGAAGAAACAGGTTCTGAGGAATTAGAGATAACTGATTTGGTAAATGCTCAGAAAGAAACTCAAACAAAACAGGATGATTATTTTGGACAATTATTTGGACAACTTGAAGAATTAACATCTAAGTTGGCTGATATGGACCAAATCGTAGATAAAATAAATCAACTTGAAATGAAAGTTGATAAAATGAGACCAAAAACTCCTGAAGAAAAATTAGAATTGAGAAGTTTAGATTCCTACCCATTTAATCAAAAATTAAGTGATTTTTTTGAAGATAAAGAAGAGGATTTAGAAAAAACTGGTAAAAACGAATACATTTTAACTTCTGATGAGGTTGAGGATTACTCTCCATCAGAAATTAAAAAAACATTCATGCCACCGACTGACCAACAAGATTTGTACAAGATGTAATTTGACTTTTGACTATTTTGGATTATATTTGTTTTAATAATTAACTTTTTAAAACTTATAATTTATGTCATCAGTCTTAGATTCAGTTCTGGCACAGTACGAAAAATCAAAACAATCAGGCGGAGCGTCAAACAAAATGACGCAGGAAGAGCGAATGAAAAAGTATTTCGCAGCAATTCTTCCACAAAATCAATCATCGGCTCAAAAACGAGTTCGTATCCTTCCTACTAAGGACGGTAGTTCACCATTTGTTGAAGCGTGGTTTCACGAAGTTCAAATCGGAGGACAATGGAACAAGTTGTATGACCCAGGTAAAAACGACAATGAGGCAACACCTTTAACAGATGTTCATGATGCTCTTATTAGTACAGGTAAAGATTCTGACAAAGAACTTGCTAAACAGTACAAAGCTCGTAAATTCTACATTGTTAAAGTTATTGACCGTGATAACGAAGCGGACGGACCAAAATTCTGGCGTTTCAAACACAACTATAAGAACGAAGGTGTTCTTGACAAAATCATTCCAATTTGGAAAGCAAAAGGAGATATTACAGACCCTGAAAAAGGACGTGACCTTATCATTGAATTAGCTAAAGCTAAAACTCCAAAAGGTAAGGAATATACAATCATCCAAACAGTTATGTATGATGATGCTACTCCAATCCACACTGACGAGGCAACAGGTAAATCTTGGGTTAACGATGAGTTGACTTGGAGAGATGTTTACTCTAAAAAACCAACCGAATATCTTGAAGCAATTGCTCGTGGAGAAACTCCAAGATGGGATTCTGACAAAGGTGGTTATGTATATGGTAACAGTGAATCAGACGAAATGGTAATTGGTGGTGGTTCTACATCATACACTGACCCACAAGCTGAGTCAGAACCTGATGGTGACTTACCATTCTAATTTATACGGATGGGCACTTGCATGGTGTCCATCCTTTTTCATTTTCATACTAACAATTTAAACACATAGACATTTATGGCTATAAAGAAAAAAGAATTCTCATTAGATGCGATTAAGGACAAATACTCCACAAAAACCAAATATAAAGAAACAGACTTTTATGAAGTCGGTGAAGCTTTCCATAGTAGTTGCGGTTTACCTGGTCCTGCTTTGGGCAACATCAATATGTTCTTGGGGCACTCAAATTCTTCCAAAACGACGGCTCTTGTCAAAGCCGCTGTGTCTGCTCAGAAGAAGGGGCATTTGCCTGTTTTCATTATCACCGAGAAAAAATGGAGCTGGGACCACGCAGTTGAACTCGGTTTGGTGGCGGAGATGACCGACGGTGAATGGGACGGACAGTTCATATTCAACGACAACTTTGACTATATTGAACAAGTAACTGACTACATTAATGAATTATTGGATGAACAAGAAAAGGGTAATATTCCTTATTCACTTTGTTTCCTTTGGGATTCAGTAGGTTCTATTCCTTGTAAGATGACCTTTGATGGTAAAGGCGGTAAACAACATAATGCGTCGGTATTGGCAGATAAGATTGGTATGGGTATCCAAGCTCGTATTACTAAATCACGTAAGGAAGATTATCCGTATACAAATACAATGGTTGTAGTCAATCAACCTTGGGTTGAATTACCTGATAATCCATTTGGACAACCAACTATTAAAGCGAAGGGTGGTGAGGCACTTTGGTTAGCATCAGCTCTTGTATTCCTATTTGGTAATCAGAAAAATGCAGGTATTAATCACATTACGGCAACTAAAAATGGTAGAACAGTATCTTACGCTATTAGAACTAAAATCTCTGTTCTAAAGAACCATATTAATGGATTAGGATATAAAGACGGTAAGATTATTGCAACACCGCAAGGATATATTGCTGACGATAAAGACGCTCTTGAAAAATACAAAAAAGAGTATTCACAATATTGGAACGCAATCCTTTCAGGTACAGGGGAAATTACCCTTGACGAGAATGAAGAAACTTTTGAAAACGAACAATTTTAATTAGTTTTCAGTGAAAAAAACATTACTTGTTGACGGAAATAATCTGATGAAGATTGGGTTCCACGGAGTGAAAGATTACTTTCATAATGGTGAACATATTGGAGCATTGTATCATTTTATGAATACTCTTCGTAAGTTCATTGACGAACAAAATTTTGACAAGGTAGTGGTATTTTGGGACGGTGAAGACTCCACGAGTTTGCGTGGGGTTCTTTATCCCCAATATAAACAAAATCGTAAATTAACGATGGAGGACGCAGTCTTTATGTCCTACCTAAAACAAAAAAATCGTATCAAACAATATCTTGAGGAAGTTTATATCAGACAACTTGAGATTAGTGGAAGAGAAGCTGATGACTTGATTGCCTATTATTGTCAAGTTTCTGAAAATGAGAACAAGTTAATTTTTTCTTCAGACAGGGACTTAACCCAACTTATTTCTGAAAAGGTGTCAGTATACTCACCATCACTTAAATCCACGTTTAAACACGGGGATAAGATTAAATTTGATAGTTTTGAATTCCCACACTATAATGTTAAAACTTTAAAAATATTAACAGGTGATAAATCTGATAACATAGAGGGTATATATTTGCTCGGAGAAAAAACATTAGTTAAATTTTTTCCTGAGATACTTGAAAAAGAAATTTCTTATAACGATATTTTAACAAAGGCTGAAGGTTTATTAAAGGAACAAAAAGATAATCAAACTTTAAAAAATCTTCTAACAGGTAAAACAAAATCAGGTATCTTTGAAAACGAATTTTTTATAGTAAATGAACAAATTGTTGATTTATCTAACCCTCTACTCACGGATGAGGACAAACAGGAAATTATTGAAATCGTTAACGAAACATTAGAGCAAGAAGGTAGAAGTTACAGAAACATTATTAAATATATGGTTGAAGATGGACTCTTCAAGTATCTACCTAAAGGTGATGACGCTTGGACATATTTCCTTAAACCATTTATGAAACTAACAAGAAAAGAAAAAAACAAACCAAAAAAAAGATAAAAAATGAATCAAAATGAAATGACAAAAATGGAGTTTTTGTTAACTCTAAATGACAACATCGTTGTTCAACGTTTTTACAATGTCAGAGGGTATAACCCAAAGGCAAAAAACTCAATGGATGTTTATGACCAAGTTTATGACTTTACAGAAAGACTTCAAAAGTATTTGAAGATGAGGTCTGTGGATTATTTGCTTGAAAATGAATATCAAATATCTGAAGACCCACAAGTATTGGAAACTTCTTTTACTGATGGTCCCGAAAATTTTAATATCTTTGTAAAAATTGACGGAGACATGATTCATCACAGACAATTTGATGCTAAGATTTACCCACCAAAAGTTAGATACACTGTTGATGTTAGATTCCTATTGAAGGATTTACTCAGAGAATTGACAGAAATTTTTTCATCAAAAAATTTAACTTTAGATTACATGGGTGTTCGCTTGGCTCGTTAATATTTATCAAAAAACCAACAGACACTTATGAGTTCAGACAAGAATTTTGATTATTTAGGACAAACATTTCAGTTACAGTTACTGAATCAAATTATAACAGACAAGGACTTCTCACATTCAATTGTGGGGGTTCTTGAAGCTGGATATTTTGAAAACAAATATTATAAAATCATCATACAGATGATTAAGGAGTACTATTCTAAGTACGAAGCTAGCCCTAATTTTGAAACTCTGTCTCAAATCGCAAAAAGTGAAATTTCGCAAGAATTAGCAAGAAAAATTGTGTTAGATACGATAGGTGAGATTAAAATCGCACCTGACGAAGGTAAGTCATTCGTTCAAGAAAAGGCATTAAAATTCTGTAAACAACAAGAATTACAGAAGGTAATGGGTAAGGCTCAAAAAATCATTGATTCAGGTGAGTTTGAGTCTTACGACCAACTTGAATCAATGGTAAGAGATGCGTTACAGGTAGGGAATGTAGACAGAGGAACAGAAAACGTATTTGATAACCTTGATGACGTGTTATCTGACGATTACAGACATCCAATACCTATGGGTATACCAGGAATTGATAATCTATTAAAAGGTGGATTAGCAAAGGGGGAAATCGGAGTAATTTTAGCACCAACAGGTGTTGGTAAAACTACCGTAACTTCAAAAATTGCTAATCACGCTTTTAACATGGGGTTCAATGTTCTTCAAATATTTTTTGAGGACAATCCAAAGATTATCCAAAGAAAACATTTCACTATGTGGACAGGTATTGCTCCTGACAAATTAGGTGAACACAAAGAAGAAGTTTTGGAGAAAGTAAGAGTTATTAAGGAAACAATGCCAAATAAACTTTTACTAACTAAGTTACCTTCGGACACACTTACAATGTCCCAAATAAAAAGTCAGATTAGAAAATTAATTGCTGATGGAACAAATATTGATGTAGTTATTTTGGATTACATTGATTGTGTAACCCCTGAAAAGGCATTAGAGGATGAATGGAAGAGTGAGGGTTCAGTAATGAGAGCATTTGAAGCAATGTGTCACGAACTGCACATCGCAGGTTGGACGGCAACTCAAGGTAATAGGAGTTCAATCTCGTCTGAGGTTGTTACTACTGACCAAATGGGAGGTTCAATTAAGAAAGCTCAAGTTGGTCACGTTATTATCACAATTGCAAAATCTTTACAACAAAAAGAATTAAATTTGGCAACAATTGCAATTACAAAGTCACGTATTGGTAAAGACGGGATTGTATTTGAAAATTGTAAATTTAATAATGAGTTGATGGAAATTGACACTGAAAGTTCTGTTACTTTCTTAGGATTAGAAGAAAACAGAGAGCAACAGAAAAAAGACAGAATTAAAGAAGTTATGGAGAAAAGAAAACAACAACAAGCATAATTATTAAAACACAAAGTTATACACATGGAAAAAATATTAGTAGAAAACCCGAATAGATTTGTAATCTTCCCAATTCAATATAATGATATTTGGGAATTTTATAAAATGCACCAAGCGGCATTTTGGACCGCTGAAGAAATTGATTTAAGTGGTGATATTAGAGATTGGGAAAATTTATCAGAAAACGAACAATACTTCATTAAGAACATTTTGTCGTTTTTTGCGGCTTCAGATGGAATTGTTAATGAAAATTTAGCTGAGAATTTCTATCGTGAGGTTCAGTACCCTGAAGCAAAATTCTTTTACGGAATCCAACTTGCAATGGAAAATATCCATTCATTAATGTATTCTCTTCTTATTGATACTTACGTTTCAAATGAAGAGGAAAAAAATAAATGTTTTACAGCATTGGATAATCTTCCAGCAGTTCAAAAGAAAGCTAAATGGGCTTTGGATTGGATTGAAAACGCATCGTTCCAAGAAAGATTGGTAGCATTTGCTGCAGTAGAAGGAATCTTCTTCTCAGGTTCATTCTGTTCAATCTTTTGGTTAAAGTCTCGTGGTATTATGCAAGGTTTATGTAACGCTAACTCTTTAATCTTTAAAGATGAA